TGACGCTTCGTTGCCGGTGCCCACGACCGTGGGGTACGGCTCTTCGACTGAGCGGTGACGCGGCTCTTGGCCGTCGCGCTCGCCGTAGCGGGGCACGAGGTAGGGCGACAAGCCCATGTCATCGCGGATCATGGCCGGAAGGTGCGCGAACGGGACTACGGTCGGTGTCACCAAAGCATGCTCGCCGCGGTTCGCCGTCGTCTGCGTCCGCAGCGGCTCATCGATCGAGTTCACGCGCAGGTCGCCCGCGTGCGTGACCGGCACGATGAACGGCTTGGCGTTGTCGATGACGAAGCGCTGCACGCCGCGCGCGATGCGGGCCATAGTGGCGTCCGCCAGCGGGCGGTTCACGCGAATGCCAGTGCGCGCGTAATACTCTTTCGCTTCTTCGCGCGTCATGAAGATCGACGGGCAGGGCAGCGACCAATCGATGATCTCGGCGGCCGTGCGCCAGGGCTTCTTCTTGCCGGCGATCACGTCGGCCGAATCGGGCGCGCCGTGCGTCGGCGCCGGCCAGACGATCTTCTTCTTGTCGCGGCGGGCGATCAGGAAGAAGCGCTTACGCACCGTCGGCGCGCCATAGTCGCAGGCGCGAAGCTCGCGGTGTTCGACCTTGTAGCCGAGCTTGCGCAGCTGGCCGATCCAGGACTTGAACGTCTCGCCCTTCCGCTCTGGGCAGGGCAGGCCGTCTTTCAACGGCCCCCAGGTGACGAACTCCTCGACGTTTTCGAGGATGATCACGCGCGGCTTGGCGCGCTTGGCCCAATTGACGACAACCCAGGCGAGGTCGCGGATTTCGCGCTTCACCGGTTTGCCGCCCTTGGCTTTGGAGAAGTGCTTGCAGTCGGGCGAAAACCACGCGAGCCCGACCGGCTTGCCTTCGATGGCGTCTAAGGGATCGACCTGCCAGATGTTCTTGGAGATGTGCTTCGTCGCCGGGTGGTTGACCTCATGCATGGCGAGCGCATCGGCGTCGTGATTGATCGCAATGTCGGGCTCGCGGCCAAGCGCGCGCTTGATGCCCTCGCTTGCGCCGCCGCCGCCGGCGAAGTTGTCAACGATCAGCTCGCGCCCGTCATAGGCCGAGAATTCCTGGAAGACATCGAGGGTGTCGAAAGGGGTCATGCGCGGAAAAGGTCCTGTTGGCGTTTGTCTCGATGGGCGAGGGCGCGCTCCAGTGCGTCGCCGCCGCAGTGACGGCACGATCCGCCGGAGCAGGCCGCGCAATAGTCCTGATGCTCGGCGCCCCGGAACGATACTTCGCAGCACCGGCAGGTGCGGCTCTCCAGGCGGCGCTCCGAAAGCGCGTATGCCTCCTCAGGCGTCACTGCGTTTGCACCGTGCGCTGGATTTCAACCTCGGCGCGGCAGCCTTCGATCATCGACCGGCACATGGTTTCCATCTTGGCGCGGATGATTTCGGGCGGCTGGGCTTCATCGCGCGCAGCCCAGAACGCTTCTAAGATCGCGCTCAGCATGCCCATCAGCATGTCAACGTGATTTCCCGGCGCGAGCGAGAAGAGGAGGCCCTGCATGGTGCGCGTGGCGTAATGATCGCCGGCGGCAAACGCTGCGTCTGCTTCGAGCTTTTCGCCGCCTTGGCCCCAGACATCGGTGAACTTGGCTTCCACCTGGAAGCGCGCCTCGGCTTCAGTGAAGCCGGCGGCTTGCTGCGTCATGACGATGCCGCCGAGAATGGCGCCGATCGGGTCTTTACTGCCGCGCTCTACATCGGCTTCGATCAGCGCCACCACGGCGCGGCCGACCGCAGCGCGATCGATCAGCGCATCGTCTGCGTCTGGCCCGGCTTCAGCGCGCATCGCCTTGCGCAGCGTGTGCAGCAATATCTTGGCTTTGTTGTCGACTTCGGCCCGCTTCATTGTGGTGTCATCCCTTTGGCGTTGACGAAATCGACGGTCGGGGCGAGCCGCGCCACGCAAGCAAGCAGCGTTGAAGCGACTGCCTCGGGCGGATCGTTCTGATGGTGCGCGATGGTGAGGATGACGCCGACCATCGCGCTGATCCGATCAGCACTCGGCACGCGCTCAGTCGAAGCCGACAGAATGCACATGAGCGCCACGCCCAATGCTGCTTCCTCGGCCGCTTCCGGAGAGGGCGCATCGGCGCTGTTTTGCTTGCGCGTGGCGGCGAGCAGCTTCTTAGCCCGCTCCATGCACTCGCTCGAGTCGGGGCTCATGCGTTGCGTCCCTTCTTTTTCGTGAGGTAGCGCTCGACCAGCGAGCGCAGATGGCTTTCATCGGTGTGTGCGGCTTGCACGCCCAAGGTGGGATCGAGAATTTGCGCAGCTTCGCTCGCTTTGAGGCCGAGAATGTCCATCATCGGCGGATCGGAGCCGTCTTCGACCACGAGGAAGAGCGCCGTCACCGGATCCTTCTGGCCCTCACGGTCGAGCCGGCCGATGACCTGGTGATGCACGCCCGGCGACCAATCGAGTTCACCGAAGACGACGGTCGAGCAGCGTTGCTGCAAACCGTCGAGACCTGCGCCGGAGCGCAGGCTCATGATCAGAATGTCGGTGTCGCCTTCGAGGAAGCGAAGCGCCTCGCTGTTCTTGCGCGCTGCGCTCTCCGAGCCCGTATACATGGCCGGTTTGAGGTCTTCTAATTCCTTGGTCCAGATGTCGTAGACTTCGCGGTGCCAGCCGGTGAGCAGCACCGGCGTTCCGCCTTCAACCAAGATGCGCACGAAGGCGGCGACGCTCTTGGCTTTCGCGACGCCGGTTTGTTGGCGCACGCGCATGTCCAGCTCGCGCACCGCTTGGCCGCGCTCGGTGAACGATCCTGTGGTGGCTTGCGTCGCGAGCTTGCGCGCCAGCTCATCGATCGCGCGCACCGCGGCTTCGTCATAGTCGATGGTTTTGACGATGCGGTTGACCGGCGGCATTTCCTGACCGACGTCCTTTTTGGTCCGCCGCAGGAAACAGAATTGGTCGCGCAGATAAGCGCCCAGCGCTTCGCCGTCGTTGATGTGACGCCCGGTGCACCACTCGCGCATGAAGTCTTCGCGCGGCCCCAACACCTGCTCATTGAGGAACATCATGATGTTGAAGATTTCAGAGCCGTAATTGTAGATCGGCGTGGCGCTGAGGCCGAGCTTGTATTTGGCGAGGCGCGCCAGGCGCAGCGCCGCTAGGCCCTTTTGCACGCGCTGGCTTTCGGTGCCGATGCCCGAGCGCAGGTCCTGGACTTCATCGAAGGCCACGAGCTTTGGCTTGATCAGTTCGAACTGATCGGCCCAGCCGACGATCTGTGAGTAGCGGAAGATGTAAACATCGGCGCGCGGCAGGGTGTAGGGCTGGGTGCCGCGGATGCAGTAGGGCCAGAGCGTGGTGAATTTCGCCATCACCTGCGCCCATTGCTTTTGCAGGTGCGTGGAGCAGACGATGATCGCCGGCAGCGCATCGTCCATCAGGCATGCGCCGGCCGTCGCGTAGGTCTTTCCGAGCCCGACCTCATCGCAGAGCGCCAGACCATGTGAGCGGCGCAGCACTTCGATGGCTTGGGCTTGGTAGTTCCGTATCTCGAAATTGGGGCGCAGGCCCGCATAGCCGGGCGACTGATATTCCGGCTGCAGAATCCGGTTCATCTCGGCTTGCATGTTGTCGAAGGCGAAGCGCCCGTTCTGGAGCCGGGCGAGATCGTCTTCGCTGATGCGCATCGGATAGCGCTGTGTGAACCATTCGAGGTTCATCGCGTTGTCGAGGCTGTCCGGAAACACGAACGGCGCAGGCGAGGCCTTCGGGATGTGCCGGAATAGAGCCTTCAGCTGGATCACGACGTGAGGTTCGACCTCAGCCATGATCCATTCGCCGCCGTGCGGCGTGTAGGAGAGGGCGCCGTAGGTGCGTCGCATCAGCGGCGCGCCTCCTCACTGGCCCGGCGATGCACGCGGTCGAGGTCCTGGAAGAAATAGGCTGCGTTCACGTCCAGGACTTGCGTCATCCGGTAGAGCCGGGACGCGGCGATGCGGTTTGTGCCCTTCTCGTACTTTTGCACCTGCTGGAAGGTCACGCTCAGCAAGTCGGCGAAGCGCTCTTGGGAGATGCGCAATTCGAGGCGGCGCTTGCGCACGCGCGCGCCGACCTTGCGATCGATGCGGGTGGCGACGCGGCTCATGGCGCCACCGCCGCGTCTTTCGCCGGCGCCGGGCCGAGGACCGGCTTGGCAACATCGAGCGGCGCCACGTCTATCGCGGTCACGGTGACGGGAATTTGTTTGCCGTTTCGCTCGACCAGTACGCGGGCGCCGACTTCGAGCCGGTCGCCTTCGTTCACGTAGGTGTAGCCGCGCTTGCTCTCGCCGAACGCGCATTGAACGTACTGCATCAGATCCATCCCAATCCTAGGCTCACGGTGAAAGCGGGCTTGCCCTCGATCTTGTCGGGCAGACACATGGTCTTGTTGGTGGCGAGGATGATCGCCTCGACCGCCGGCTTTTCGGCGTAGCGCACGAGCTGGCGGTAGATGCTGAAGGCCGAGCCATCGAGCTTCACTTCGATGACGATACCGTTGATCCAGATATCGACGCGCTCCTTCGAAGAGAGGCGCACCTCGCGCTGGAAGGCGTCGGCGACGGCCGGCAGCTCTCGCTTTAGGTGTTCGAACAATTCAGCTTGCGTGCGCGTCTCGCTCGAGAGGTTGCATCGCGCACGCTTCAACACATCGACGATTTCCAGCGCCGACACTTGGCCGACGCGCCGGGGTAGAGGATAGGCGCGGTCGCTCATGGCGCGCCTCGAAACGCGCGCGACGCCACCACGACAATCAGCACGATGCTGGTGAGCAGGAGCATGTTCATCTTCGCCCATTCGAGCAGCGGCGTGCGCGAAAGCAGCAGCTCCGGATTATCGCCCGCCCAGAAGGTGGCCCGGCGCAGCATCTCGACGAAGCAGATGCCGGCGGCGAGCAGCATGAAGATTTCCAGGTTGCTCATGCCGGTACATGCTCCACACAGCGCAGCCGCAGCCGGTAGCGGTCATGCGCATCGCGTTGAACCATTGCGCGGTCGCCGCGCACCGATCCGCAGCCACATTCCACCTTCACCATGATGGCGGCGTAGAATTCGGAGACGCGCAGGAGAGAGGCCCAAGGCTTCATGCCGCCATCGCTCCCTTCTCGAATTGGGCGCGCTCCAGACCGCGTTCGGAAAGCCAGTAGCGGATGCTTCCCGACCGGTAGGTCTTGTCTTCCTGCAGCGAGCGCACCAGGCCAAAGCTGCGCAGACGCGTCAGCGGCCCGCGCCCCTGAGGCATGTCGAGTTCGCCCATGGTGGCGCTCGCGCCTTCGGACACCGCGCCCTTATCGAGCATCAGGATCAATATGCTGATCTGCTCATCGGTGAGGCGGACGTTTCTCACGACGATGCGCCCGCGCGCAGATGCTCGCCGAGCCGCTCGAAGTGGCGTTCGATGCGCGCCAAGCTATCGGCGGTTTTGTCGAACGAGCCGCGCTGGGCGAGATGCACATCCTTCAGCGTTCGGGCGACGATCTGAAGTTCGAGCGCCTCTTCGAGCGCGACGGCCGCTTCGCTTTCATCGAATGCCATGATCACACCCGCAGTGGCATGAGGATGCAGAACTCGCCGTCGGCGGTCGCTTCCGTGGTGAAGAGGCAGGGGCTGGACACATCGCCAGCGCGAAGCGTGAGGCGCTCGCCGCGCAGCTGCTGCAGCGCGGTGCGGAGATAGCCGCCATTGAAGCCCACCGGATCGCCGTCCAGGAGATCGCCTTCAACCGGTCCCACATCGACCTTCGCGGCGCCGACATCGGGATTGCTGGCTGAGATCAGCAAGCGCCCGCCGACGGCCTGCAGGCGAACAGAAGCGCTGCGCTCAGGTCCGAACGGGATCGCCTGCTCGACTGCGCTGAGCAGGGCCATCCGATCGATGCTGGTGGTGCGCGGCTGCGTGAGCGTCGGGCGCACCACTTTGTCCCATTCGGGAAACTTGCCGTCGATCAGTTTGGAGCGCACGGCAATTCCAGGACCTGTGAAGCAGATGCGGTCGGGCTCGGCGCCGTGAACCGAAACATCAAAGGCGCCGAGCCCGCGCAGCAGCCGGCGAACGGTTTCAATCGTCTTGCGAGGAATGATGATGCGATGCGCTGCGATTTCTTCGGGCAGCGCGGCGGGCAGGGCATAGAGCCGATGACCGTCCGTCGCCACCGCGGCCGGCGCGCCCATGTCGCCGCTGATGGCGATGCCGTTCAGGTAATAGCGCGTCTCTTCGGTGGAGATGTAATGGCTCAGCCGGTCGAAGGCCTCGATCAGTTCGCCATTGGATTCGCCCTTGAGGAAGTGCGCGCCCTCGACGTGAAACTCCGGGAAGTCGGCGACATCGCGATAAGCAAGGGTGAGCGTCCCGCCCATCCACTCGACCAGGACGCGGCCTTCGTCGGCGACGACGCGCAAGGTGATGAGGGCCTCGACATGCAGCCGGCGCGCCAAGGCGAGCAGGGCGTGCGGCTGGAAGCACGCCTTGAAGGATTTGCCAACGCACCGGTGGAGATCGAAGCGCGTGCGGATTTCGATATCGAGATCGGTGCCGATGAAGGTGACATAGCCAGCGCCCGCTTCGACGCGCACATCGCCCAGGATCGGGATGGTGTTTCGCCGCTCGATAACCGATGCGACCTGCGTCAACGCATGAGCGAGGTCGCCGGCGGCGATTACGAGCGCGCCGTCTTCGAGGGACGCATCCGGCAGCCCGCCGACACGCACGATCGGCGCGTCGAAAACCATTCGCCCATAGGCGGCGACGACATCAGCGGACCGCATATCCCCCCCCCCCCAGGCGTGTTCGGCGAGCGCTTCAAGCAGCTCGTCAGCGCTGGCCGATGCGAGCGGGATAATGTCGTCTTCGTCCAAGCACCCGCTGTGATCGGCGTGGCGATCGATGAATTGTAAGACCGCGCCGTCGCCAATGCGGTCGCCCATCTCATCCACTAAGGTCGTCGTCTTGATATCGGCCAGCACCTTGGGCGCATGGCCGCGGTCAACCAGCTCTCTGACAAGATCGTAGCTATCGACGCCGTCGAATTGCGACTTCGTCTGTGCGGCGTTGCTCATTGCGTTTTTCCTTCGCTGATGCGCGCCGATTCCGGCGGGCGTCCGCTGAGCGTGAGATCGGAGCGGATGAAGTAGGGGGTGCAGCGCCAAGCGGGCGTGAACTCGCCCGGAATGACCTCGACCTTCACCTCGTAGCCCAGCGCGCGCCACTTGGTGCGGATGCGCTCGGCTTGGCGCTCAGCGAGGGCCTTGTTGCCGAGGTAATTGACTTCGGGCTTGGTGGTGGAGCGGCGCGCCATCACACGCCTCCCGCCATGGCGGCGCCAAGCTTTTGCGCGCGCTGGCGCTCATGCTCGGAGCGCAAGCTGTCGCGCTGCGCCTTGGTGCACTTCTTCAGCGCATCCATCGTGCACATGGCGAGCCACGCATCGAACTCAGGCGCGGTGTGACAGCGCGACAGATGCTGCAGCATCGAAGTGTAGAACTTGGCGTCGCCTTCTTCGCGCGCCTCCCCCTCAGAGGGGGGAGGTGGGGAGGGAGCGGCGCTGGCTTCAGCGTGCGGCCCCAGGCCCTCGATAAACGCGCTCACGTCGGCGTCGGCGCGGGTGAGGCTCTGCCATGGCGTCGCCATCGGAACGTCGGTGGCGAGCGCCACAAGGCGCTTGGAGAGCATGATCTGGGCGGCGTGGGTGACGATGACATCGCGCTTGGAGCCATCGATCTCATCGGCGCGGGCGATCATCGCTTCGACCGTACCGAACTTGCCGAGCAATTCGCTCGCCCAGACCGCGCCGATGCCGGGTGCGCCCGGCACGTTGTCGGCGGTGTCGCCGATCAGCGCTTGCGCATCGATCGCGCGCTCGGGGCCGACGCCCAATTTATCGATCACCGCTTGGCGGTCGATGAAGCGCTCGGCCTTGGGATCGTAGAGCGCGATGCGCTCGCTGACGAGCTGCATCAAGTCTTTATCAGCAGACACGACGGTGACATGAGCGCCGTCACTCGCCGCCGCGCGGGCATAGGTGGCGAGGATATCGTCAGCCTCGAAGCCTGCCGTCTCCACCACAGCAAGGCCCATGGCGCGGGCGGCGTCGCGAAAGAGCGGCATCTGGCGCGAAAGATCATCTGGCGTCGGCGGACGGTTGGCCTTGTAATCGGCAAAGAGCGCATGCCGGAACGTCCGCTTGCCGGCATCGAACACGACGGCGACGCGCTCGGGCGCATCGCTCAAGAGTTTCGAGAGCATGCCGACGAAGCCCAGCACGGCGCCGACCGGCTGGCCGTCGCTTTCGCGCACCAGCGCCGGGCAGGCGTGATAGGCGCGATAGATGAGGCCCGACGCGTCGATCAGCATCAGGCGCTCGCGGGCGGCAGACGACGGCGCGGGCAACGCGGCGGTGGGGCCATCGCGTTTCGGACTGGCGGTCGAACCCACGCCGTCGCCGTCTGTGTCGCGTTCCTTCGGCGCAAGCGCCAGGATCGCGAGCGTGTTGTAACGCTGCGCATAGGTCATCAGCTCGCCGGTCTGGCGAGGCGGCAAAAAGCCTTTGCAGATGGGAAACTCGCACACCTCGGACTTGCCGCTCTTGGCGTGCGTGATGCGCGTTTCCATCACGTACATGCCGGCGCCCGCGACATCGCGCATGCGCCCGTGATGACTCAAGATGAGGCCGTGCGCGTTGATAACGGAGCGCGCCTGCGCATAGACGTTCGGCAGCGTGGCGTAATCATAGGCCTGCTGGTTTGGCCCGCCTTCGTTGCGCGCGTCCTTGACGATTTCTTTCGCGTCGCGCTGCGCCGCAAGCAGGGCGAGCGCCAGCGTCTTGTGTTCGAGCGCCACGGCCGGCGGCTGGGCTGCTAAGCCAGCCGCCGGCTTCTCCGCTGGGGAGGAGGTTGCCGACTGTTCTGCACGCGCAGCCGGCGCCGCGCTCTCAACCACGACGGCCGTGTGATCGATGCCGTCCGCCGCGGGCGCAGTGTGTTGAAGGTCGTGCGCCATCACCGCACCGCCTTGACTTCGACGAGCTTGCAGCCGGCCGGCACGGCGCCTGTCGCCTTGTGCGCAGCTTTCACCGCCTTCTCGATAGCTTCCTTGACCGCCTTGTTCTCAGCGACGGTGGCGAACGCCGCCGCATAATCGATGACCTCGACCGTTTGCGAGGTGCGCACGCTGACCGAGCGGCCCACGTTACTGGCGATCTTCGTGCGCTCAGGGATGGCGGCGGCGGCGAAGCTGGCTTGTTGCGCGTTGTTGCGTGCGGCGAATACTTCTTCCTGCGCCTCGAACGCGGCGAATGGGTCGTGGCCGGCTGCGGCTTTGGCTTCAACGGCCTCCGCTTCACGCTCTGCGCGCTCGACCGCCGCGCGCGCTTCCTTCTCGGCGACTTCCCGCTTAGCGTCTTCGGCCAGAATCCACGCATCGAACTTCGACTTCGCACTCTTGAGCGCATCGGCGAGTTTGGCGATGACGTTGCGGTGCGCGGCGTCGATGCGCTGGCACTCATCCCAATATGGCTTCTTCTCTTCGTCCTTTCGGCTGATCGCCGTTTTGCGAAGCTCGCACTCGCGTCCGACCAGGTCCGCGAATCGCTTCTGGTTGGCGGCGATGGCCTCTTCGTCTAAGTCGCCATTCGCCTTAACCGCAAGCTTCGCCAGCGCAGCGCAGTCGTCCTCGAACTTTTTCAGTTCATCGCGAAACATTTGCCCCGCGTCGCGGAAGTCGTTGTTGCCGCCTGCGGCGTGGCCTTCGTGGATACTCATCACGCACTCTCCATCGTTCGTGCGGATGGTATAGGGGCCCCTAGACCGCGATGCAAGCTAAAAGTGTTAAGGAGCGAAACGAAAATCATGTGCGCCCCTTCCACTTGATCTGACCCGACGACAGCCCGCGCGAGCCCTGGAAGCCGCGCGAGGGGATCGGGCGCTTCTTGGCCCTGGCCTGGTCCGATTGCGGGCCGGTGAGGCGCGCCTGCCGGCGCCACTTGGCGCGCGTCGGCTGATCGACCTCGGCGTTTTGCTTGGCGTTGCATTGCCAACGCTGGGTGAAGACGTTGGCGCGGAAGTGCGGCCCGCCGTTCGTCATCGCCGGGAAGTGGCCGAGCGTGGCGTAGTCTGGATGGTCGGTGTCAACGTCGGTGCGCGCACGCTGGGCGCACGCGCAGGGCTTGCCGGGATATTCCATGCACCAGAGATCATCGCGCGCGAAAATATCGTCGGGCTCGATCTCTTCGAACTCGACACCGTGACGCTTCGCGCGGGCGATGTAGCCGCGGGCTCGGGCGGATAGGCCTTTGATCACGCGGCTTCCGCTTCGTCGGCGTCGTCGGGCTGCCCGCCGGCGTTGGGGAAGGGGAGTGCGGCCCGCAGGATGCGGCCGCCGAATGCGTCGTCGTCAAGCACGTCGTCATCATCGTGCAGCGGCAGGCCGGTCAGCGTGCAGAACTCGATGGGCTCATCGTCGCCGAGTCGCCACGAATGATCGTCCCGTAGCGCCTCTTGAAATGCGTCGTCCCAGGCTTCCAGGCGCTGTGAGAATGCCAGCGCGACAGGGCCTTCCTCAGCGTCGATGACGTTAAGTTCGTCGTCGCGCGCGCCAATGGCCTTCGCCAGCTCCTCGCGGATCGCGAGTATCCGCGCCGTGTGCGTCTTCAGCGTCGCACGACGGCGCACCTGGAAGGGTTCGATGGCGGCATCGCGCTCGCGCTCGATGGCGCGGCGTGGGTTGAATTGCTCCAGCAGCTGCCGGCGCTCCTCCAGATGCGGCACCTTCGAGAGGTCGAGCGAGTTCGTCGCGGTCATGCGCGTGTCCTTGGCTGGTGTGGATCGTTCTGGCGTGGGGCGAGGGTTTTCACCTTCACCATCGCGCCGTCCTTGCCGGGACGGCCGCCAAGCGCACCGCCGGTGGCGGCGGCGAGGTTGAAGCAATTGTCGCCGGGCTCAGCGCCGCAGAGGCCGCACTTGCGCCTCTTCCACTCGGGCGTGCCCGGTGGAAACTTGCGCGGCTCGTCGTCGGCCTTGGCGGATTTCGCGGGCCGCTTAGCCATCGATCGGCGCCGGATGCGGAAACTCGCCGCTATCGGCGCGGGGATCGGGCTCAGGCTTTTCCGTCTGCGCCGCAGGCGCGATGGCCACAGGCTCGACAACGCGTCCGGCGGCTTGGCTCAGCGCATCGTGCGAGGCATCGACGGCGAACCGAAGTTCAGTCTGATCGGCCGTGAACTGGCCGCGCAGAATTTTAATCTCGTCAACGCTCGGCGCGACTTTGTGCGCAGCGGTGGCGACGCGGGCGAGGTTGACGCGGAGGGTGTCGGCCGCGGCGGCTTCGATGATCGCCAGCCTGGCGTTGATGTCGCCGCGCTCGGCCAGATCGAGCTGGTGGCGAAGCCGCCGCTGGGCTTGGTCGTAAGCCCTGTCATTGAGCGGAGGCGAGGCCGGCTGGCCAACATCGATCGCGCGCTCTTCGCGCCTTGCAGCTTGCATTTTCCGCCCCCTGATCCATCAGTCTCAGGGAAAGGACGGTAGCACTATTCGTGCTTAATGCCAGCACGAAACGTGCTATCCACAGATATCTAAGCAGGCGTTATCCACTGCGGCCTGCGGACGGTCATCTCGATCAGGGCGGCGCACTCGATCTCGACATTGCGGATCGTGGGTTCGCCCACGGGGCTGATCAGGGTCCAGGTTTTGGGCGTGTCGCCGCGGGCGATCTCGCGGACATACTCGGCGCCGTCGAGCAGGCGCACGAAGCAGAGTTCGCCCAGGAAAGCGGCAGGGTCTTCAACGAAAGCCCAGAAGACGAGGGCGGTCCCATCCTTGTGGGGAGGAAATGATGCGCCCCGAACGATGAGGCAACGGGCGCCTTCAGGTGTTCCGGGCGGCGCGGCAATGTATTCAAGCGCGTCGAGAGGCGCTTGTTCTACCAACTGCCGGGCGCGAACTATCCCCATGACCGGGAGCCTTAGCGGCTGTGCTACCGCAAGTGGAGAAAATTTGTCAGCAGCGTAAGTAGTTCCAAAGACATCCTCCAAACGGGCTAGCTCTTCGCGGGAGACATCGCTCTTGCCTTTTTCCCATTTGGAAATGGTCGTTTGCGCTACGCCAACCTGCTCCCCCAGCCACTTCTGAGTGTTCTCTGGCGGTCGGCGTTTCTGCCGTTGCGCCGCGATCCAATCCCCGACCTTCATGGAGTCGCGCTTATCGCGCGGAGTCGGTTGGGGGCTAACGACGTTTCATGCTTTGACGTAGCACGAAGCATGCTACGGTGGCCTAATGAACGCGTCACTACCGCCCCCGCCGTCAACCCATCGGGACCTTCTAACCCGTTGGGAAACCTACGCCGAATTGTCCCGCCAGCTCGCGCGGTTCGACCTCACGATCACCGGCATGGGCGTCTCCCGCTGGGCGCAGAACGATTCGATCCCCAGTGAGTATTGGGACCCAGTCGCCACGCTTGCGGATGAAGCCGGGATCATAGGGTTCACCGCGTGCCTGAAAATGCTCGCGTCGCATTCTTACGAAAGCGAGCGCGCCAAGCGGGCGAGTGCTGCCTCAGATGCTGAGGCGAGCGTCTGATGGCCAAGCGGGGGGCGAAAAAAGGATTGAAGGGCGGGGCGCTGGAGAGCGCCATTGAGGCGCACGCTGATGCGCCGTCGCCCGTCGCAAAAATCCAGACGGTGCTTGCGCGTGCGCAAGAAGCCTTCGCGGGGCCGGGCAGAATGCTCGCGCTGGAGCGTGAGCTTATCGATGCGGCGGTGCTGCATCTGTGGGACGTGGGCAGCGCGTGGGGCAAGTGGCCGGCCTGGACAGATGACGCCTTCGCTTCGCTGACCGAGCGCGGCGGCTTCTTCATCGATGATGAGGGCGAGACGACACTCGCGACGCTCGGCATGGAGATGATCGTGGCGCACGCGGGGCGCGCGATCGATGCGCCGCCGCCGTCGAAGTGTGCTTGTTCAATCTGCCAGAACGTGACGGACGGGCGCATCACCGCCGTAGTTGAGTTTCTGCCGATCCCAACGATTGCCGAGATGATGAGCGGCGACTACCGACGCTTCCTCGAAAGCAAGATCAAGCTCGCGCCGTTTGAAGGCATCGAGCCCCTCGCGGAGATCAACCCCGCGCTCGCGCCGCACGCGCGTGCGATCGTGCGTTGGGCGCTGAAGGGTGGGCGGCGCGCAGTGTTCGCGTCATTCGGCTTGCACAAGACCGCGACGCAAATCGAGATCATGCGCCAGATCGCGAACTATGAGCCGGGCTCGCCGCTCATCGTTTTGCCGCTGGGCGTGCGCCAAGAGTTCACGAGCGAAGCGAGCGAGCGCTTCACCGGCGATTACGCGGTGCGGCTTGTCTTCATCCGCACGGATGCTGAGTTTCATGACGACGCCGAGGCGCGCCAGCGGCATGCCGACCTTGGCGTTCCGACGATTTACCTCTCGAACTATGAGAGCGTTCGTGAAGGCAAACTTGATCCGCGCCTGTTCATCGCCGCCTCGCTCGACGAAGCTGCGGTGCTGCGCAGTTTCGGCTCGAAGACCTACCAAGAATTTCTCCCGCTCTTCGAGGGCGTGCGCTTTCGCTTCGTCGCCACCGCGACGCCCTCGCCGAACCGCCTGAAAGAACTGATCCACTACGCGGGCTTCCTTGGCGTGATGGACACCGGCCATGCCTTGACGCGCTTCTTCCAGCGCAACAGCGAGAAGGCCAACGACCTCACGCTCTATCCGCACAAGGAAGAGGAGTTCTGGATTTGGGTGCAGTCCTGGTCGGTGTGGCTGCAAAAGCCGTCCGACCTCGGCTTCTCCGATGAAGGCTTCAATCTGCCGCCGCTCGACGTGCGCTGGCACGAAGTGCCGACCGATCACAAGCAAGCCGGCGAAGAAAAGGACGGGCAGAAGCTGCTGTTCCGGGATGCGGCGCTGGGCGTCCAAGCCGCGGCCGCAGAGAAGCGGGACTCACTGCCATCGCGCGTGGCGAAGATGCTCGAGCTGCGCGCCGAACAGGCCGCCGATCATGTCGTTTTGTGGCATGATCTCGAAGCTGAGCGCGAGGCGATTGAAGCGGCGCTGGGCGATGGCGTGGTCACCATCCACGGATCCATGGACCTTGACGAACGCGAGCGGCGCGTGATCGCGTTCGCGAAAGGCGAGATCGCCACCTTCGCGACCAAGCCAATTCTTTCTGGCGCGGGCTGCAACTTCCAGCGCCACTGCGCCTGGGAAATCTTCGTCGGCGTCGGCTTCAAGTTTCACGACTTCATCCAGGCCATCCACCGGGTGCAGCGGTTCGGCCAGAAGCGGCCCTGCAGAATCGACATCATCTACTCGGAGGCCGAACGCCTCATCGTCGCCGACTTAAAGCGCAAGTGGCAACTGCATGACGAGATGCAGACCCGCATGGCCGAACTGATCCGCCGCTTTGGTTTGGATCATGAGGTGATGGTGGGCCAGCTCACCCGCACCATGGGCGTCGAGCGCCGCGAGGCGAGGGGTGAGCGCTACTGGATCGCTAACAACGATTGCGTCGCCGAGGCGCGCGCGATGGACGACAACAGCGTCGATCTCATCGTCTCCTCGATCCCGTTCAGCTCGCAGTATGAGTATTGCGAGGCTTACGAAGATTTCGGCCACGTTGACACCAACGAAGAATTCTTCGGCCAAATGAGCTTTCTGACACGCGAGCTGTTGCGCGTGTTGAAGCCCGGCCGGCGCTGCGAAATCCACGTCAAGGACCGCATCGTGTTCGGCGCTGTCGCCGGCACGGGCGCGCCGACGGTCTATCCCTTCCATGCCGACACGATCCGCCACTTCCAGGCGGCGGGCTTCGATTACATGGGCATGGTCACGGTTGTGACCGACGTCGTGCGCGAGAACAACCAGACCTATCGCCTCGGCTGGACGGAGAACGCCAAGGACGCCACCAAGATGGGCTCGGGCATGCCCGAATACATCCTGCATTTCAGGAAGCCCCAGAGCGACCGCTCGAAGGGCTACGCCGATGACCCGGTGGCGAAGCCGAAGAAGGAGTCGGCCGACGGCGCGTGGATCAACCCCGACGGCTATTCGCGCGCGCGCTGGCAGATCGACGCGCACGCCTTTTGGCGCTCCAGCGGCAACCGCCTGATCAGTGTCGAAGAGTTGGCGCGCCTCGGGCCCGACAAGTTGGCCAAGGCCTTCACGTCGTGGAGCCTCACCGAGGTCTATGATTACGACGCGCACGTGCACATCGGCGAAGAGCTGGAAAAGCGCGGCGCGTTGCCGGCCACCTTCATGTCGATCGCGCCCGGCTCGCACCATCCGGAAGTGTGGCACGACATCAACCGGATGCTGACGCTCAATAGCGAGCAGAGCCGGCGGCGTGTCGAGATGCACGTCTGCCCGCTCCAGCTCGATATCGTCGAGCGGCTGATCACGATGTATTCGCAAGCCGGTGAGCTAGTGTTCGATCCGTTCGCCGGTCTCGGCACCGTGCCCTATGTCGCAGTGAAGAAAGGCAGGCGCGGCGCGGGGTCTGAGCTTAACCCGCAAAGCTTCCGCGACGCTTGCTATTATCTTGGCTCTGCCGAGCGTGAGGCGATGACGCCGACCTTGTTCGGCTTGCTGGGCGCCGAAAGTGAAGCGGACGCTGAAAGCTCCAGCGAGGGCGAGGCGGCATGACGGCGCCTTCTCTTGTCGCCCGCTATGGCCGCGCCGTCCTGACTGCGCTCCGCGCCGGCAAGGAGCCGCTTGGCTATGGCGCGCTCGGCCGCGCCACTGGGCTGGATCACACCACGCTTCGCGTCGTGCTGACGGAGCTTGCGATCGATGGAAAGGCGCGGCGGGTGCCGAACAGAGCGCGCGCCGTTCAGGCTAAGACGCCGCGGTTTTTGTGGGAGGCTGCATGAGCGCCGACAAAGACGTCGGCCGCAACGCATTGGATCGCCTCGCGGCGGCGTTGGACGCCGCAGATGGCGATGACGCCGTGATCCTGATCGACGCCTTTCAGGAGCTGGCTGAGCGCGCTGAATCCTTCCTCGCGCGCGGCGGGCCTGATGCGTCGACACGGGAGGTGCGCAGATGACGTTGATGGTCCCCGTGGGGGCGCTGGCGATGCTGATGCTCGGCGCGTTCGGGGCTTGGCGTCGGCGTCGGCATCTACTTTTCCGAGTGGGCCAAGGGAGGCTTCCAGTGAAGCCGCCGCGCTGGACTGCGAGCCGCAAACTCGCCGCGGTGGAGTTGGCCGCTCGCCTCGGGCTCGATGTGGCGGCCAAGCAATTGGAGGTCCCAGTCGCCGAGCTGGCCGCCTGGCGCGTCGCTGTCCAGGAGCATGGCCGCGGCGGCGTGAGGGTGAAGACAATCCAGCGCACGCAGAAGCGGAACGTCATCAAGCATCGCCGCCGCCGTGAGGGAAGGGCGGTGGCATGACCACGCTGCAGATCGCCGAACGCATCGAAGCGGCGCAGCGCGCCGATGCATTGCGCGCGACCATCGAGGCGGCGGTGTCTCCCGTCGTCATCTGTTTGCTGATCGCGCTGGTGTTGGCGGCGATGCATCGCGACTGGAGCCATTGGCAGTGAGCAACATTTCGGAATTATTGCCGGGCGAGGGCACGCTCGATCGCGCTAAGGAGGCCCTGCGGCGCTGCGCCTTGCTGATCGGCTTCCACGCCGATCTCGACCCGCTCATTCTCTACGACGCGCGCGGCGCGACAGAGGAAACCTATTGGCGGCACGTGTGGATTTTCTGCACGCGCATCGCGCTCGATATCTCAGAAGCTGACATTGCCCGCGCGATGACTGCGGTGATGATGGATCTGGGTTTGCGTGTCGAACCGGGCAGCGAGCCGCAGCCGGTCAAGGCCAAGCGAGAGACGCCGGACAGTTTCAAGAAGCGCATGAGCGCCTGGAAATTGCGCAACAGCGCCATCCATCACGACACCATCGCCAACGCCTGCCACCACATCCAGGACCTTTGCGACGCCTCGCCAGACGCGAGCGCGGAGATCGAATGGCTCTGCGAACAGGTGGTGGAACATTTCGTGCGCAATCGCGCGATGCGCCAGCGTCTCGATGCGGCGCGCGCCAAGCTGAAGGAGGAGCGCAAGCGCACACGCGCACGTGTCTGAAAAAACGAAGGGCGCCGGGGGAAGCCGGCGCCCAAAGAAACTCTAACCTTTAACGAGACGATCTATGCACGATTTGTTCGCTGCTGACAAGATGTTGAGGGGCTGTGCATGACCGGCGCAGCCAAACCGAAACAACCGTTCCAGTGGTGGTGCTGGGATGATTACGAAAACGATCCGGCGCTGAAACTCTGCTCCTTCGCGGCGCAGGGGGTGTGGATGCGCATGCTGCGCATCTGCTGGCATAGCCCGCGCCGGGGCTACTTCCTGCTCGACAACGGCACGTCGCCGTCCATGGCGGATCTAGCGTCGCTGTGGGGCAAGCCGGTCGAGACGTTGCCGCCCATGCTCGCCGAGTTGGAGGCGCGTGGCGTCCTCTCGCGCGATGGCGAGCTGATTTACTGCCGCCGCATGGTCCGTGAGCAGGCCAAGAAGGCCAAGGAGAAGGCCGAGGGGGAGGCGACGCCGACGGAGCGCGAACTCGTTGACTACGCCGTCAAGCAGTCATTGGAAATCGCGCACAAGGAGGAAGACCGCAAGGCCAAGCAGCGTGCCCGCACCAATCGATCGCGGGCTAAGAAGCGCGCCGAGCGGACGCTCGATCAGATGCGCGCGTTCGAACACATGGCCGCGGCGAACGCGCGCAATGAGGGCCGAGGTGTCACGCCGGAGAGCGTGACAGGCAACGTTACACCCCCCGTGACTGTCACGTTACAGGGGGCCGATGTAACGTTACACAATGCGAGCGATAACAACGGTGTCACGCCGGTATCGCCCTATCTATCTTCTATCTTCCATCTTCCAGAGAAGAATCCAATCAACCAGCAGCGCCCGGCGCACTCGCCCGCCACCCTATCGGGCGGCGAGCGCGCCGAACGCGAGGAAGAGCCGGTGGGTCCGCTGGCGATGCAAGCCCGCATCGCATCGAGGCTGACCAGACCGCCGGTGCTGATCCAGTCGCCAAGCGAAAGCGATGAGGCGTTCGCCGCCCGATGCGCCGCGGCGGCGAAGGCGGTGGCGGCATGAAGACCCGGCAAGCCTGCGGCGCGACGATGGCGATGGTCATCGACATTGCCGGCGGCGAGGTGCGCGGCAAAGTCACGTGCCTCGAATGCGGTCTGCACGAACACATCGTGCGCGTGACGTTTTCCGAAGTGCAGGAGCGCATCGGTTCGGCTGGGTACGATCTGCTGCGCGAGCGCGCGCAAGGCCTCTGCAAGCAGGAGAGGACTTGGGATGCGGTGTAACGAACCCATCGGTCGCACCGGACGCTTCGTCGCCGACGTGCGCGCGGCGCGCGGTGACGGCTACGTGCGCTCGTGGTTGTCTTCGATCACGTGCCAGTTCGAGGATTGCGTCGTCTGGACGTCGGACAGCGGCGTCGCGCATATCAATCGCGATTGCGCCGATGCGATCACGGCGCACGGCGTCGTCATCCGCGCCGATGATGCGAGCCGCGCTCATTACATCGCCGGCACTGATGCGATGCTTACGGCGCGGCGTGAGATCGAAGCGAAAAAGGCGGCGCGGAAAATTGCGCGGCGTGAGAAACGCGCGAGGAAATCGGCATAATGGAAACGCTCTCTTCACCGATGCAGCGCATCGCTCGTGTCCATGGCACAAGCTCAACGCAAATCGACACGCGCGCCGGCGGCGCGGCCCGCGCGCCAAGACCCGAACCTTCGCCGCACGATCTGGCCGCGGCGCAACCAGCCGGGGCTCGCTCTCGCGACCTTCCGCGATGCGATGGCGACTGCGCATCGCGATATCCGAACGCCGACGGCGCCGCCGAAACCGGACGGCCTGGTCGGGGTGATCAAAGCGGCGCTGCGCTTTTGCGCCGCCGTCGGTTTGCCCGAGCTTTGGGAGCGGCCGAAGAATCCGGACGCGAAGATCACGACCAAGGCGCCGACGCTGCTCGAACTGGAGCAAAGCGAGCGCGGCCTTGTGATTCGGCTCATTCATCGCGTCGCGCACTCCAAGCACAGGCTCGAGGAAGCCGCCGAGGCGATGAGCGATTTGCTCTCTGCGATCGGCCGGGACGTGCGTTTCCGCGAGATCGGTCACGCGCCCAACTTGGGCGGGTGGCAGGCCACTCTTCGGATTGCGCCAGCCTTGGGAAGAACCGCGGCGATTTCCATGGTGAGATGAGCGCTCCGACACTCATTGATAAACCTGGACGCCGGGATGCCGCCGTCATCGAACTTGGGGCCGCCGCGGTTCTTTCCTTCGCACAGCACGCGGGGGCGGCCTGGTGAAGAAGAAACGCACGAACGGGCGCAAGCCCTATGATCCGGTCGAGGCCGAGCGCGCGCGCGAGCTGCGCGCACAGCAGGCTAAGAACGACGCCGCCGCGCGAGAGATCAACCCCGCGCGCTGGGGTGAAGATCGCGCCAGCAAGGACCGGCTCGAAGCGCTGGAGCGCCACGGCGCTGAAGTGCGCACCGATTCTGCAGGTCGCATCACCTACGCTCAGAAGCTCGACGTCTGGGAGCAGATGTTCAAGCGCAACAACCTGACCCAAGCGCAGCACGCCGCGGTGCGCGAACTCCAAGCCGACATGATCCGGGCCGCTGGGTTCGGCATGGGCGAGGGCGACGAATATGTCGTGGTCGATCGCCAAGGCGACGCTGCCGGCGCGGTCGACTACATGCTCGAAGCGCGCTCTCGCGTGGAAGACGCGCTTCAGCTCGTCGGCCCGCCGTCAAGCCGCATCCTGTCGGCGCTGCTCGATCCTGAAGCGCCGGCCGAAGACTGGCGCGCCATCGTCACGCGCGTGAGCGGCGAGACGAACGCCATGTCGCAGGGCACGGTGCTGCGCCAGGCGGCGCAGGCGCTGGCCGACGTGCAAGGCGAGATCGATCGCCGCGAGAAGGCGCGCTTCAACCTGCGCAAGGATCGGCTCGACGCGGCGGGGAACGAACACATGCGCGCGAGCGCGGCGTGATTATGATCGACGGCCGCCGCAGTCGCAGCCAAGCATCGATCGCCAAAGCGCGGGCGACGATCGCAGCAAAGGAACCCTGGGCGCCGATCAATCCCTGGGCGCCGAAAAAGTATGGCACTCGAAAGACGCCCGCGAGGCGGGTGCCTCTCCCCGCCGAGGTGATGCAACTGCTTCGCGCCGCCGACGGGCCCATGACGACAACTGCGGTGGCCGACGCGCTCGAAGATGTTAGCGTAGCGACCGTGCGGGCCGTTCTCAACGAATTGGTGGAGCAGGGCCGCGTGCGCGTCATGCGGCGCGGCAATGGACAGGTGTGGAGCGCGGTGTGAGCGCTTAAATCCGCGCGCCCTGTGAGCAAGCCAACGTCCCCCTCCATGGGCGACACGTTTCAGATCATCCTCGCGTGTGTGGGCGTAGCCGGCGCGCTGGGCAACATCGTTCTAGGTCTGATGCTGGCGCGCATGGGCCGAACTGAAAAGCAAACCGACAAGACCGCCGACAAGCAAACCGACACCGACCGCCTGGTGGCGGCGCTGAACGCACTCACGATCGAGCGCGGCGGCAGAGCCGAGAAGGTCGAGGATCGCACGCACGGGCAAGCAGAGGCGATGGCGGCGGTGTTGGCGCGGCTGACGGCCGTCGAGCGCATGAGCCACGATTGCGACGAACTCAAAGCCGAAGTCGCGGTGCTGAAGGATTGGAAGGATCGCAACGGCTCGCGCTGGGATCAGGCCATCACCGACATCGCGGCAATGAAGCGGGACATCAAGACGCTGTTCGATCAAATGCCAGACCTGGTGGCCGCGAAGCTGATCGAACGGTTGGGGATCAAGACGCGGTCGGGCGCGCACGCCGGCGCCTGAACGCGCTACAGTTTCAGCAGCAACTCATCCGAGATATAGGCATCGTCCAGTCGATCGGCCGCAGCGTCGCGCAAAGGGACGAGGGTGAAGCCATCCGCATCGGCGGCTAACGACATCTGGTGCTTCTGATAGACGTATCGCAGCTCGGCGATGAACGCGGCAGTCTTCGGGTGGTTGTTCGTCACTTCACCTTCTCCAGCTTCCGCGGCGGCTTCAGGTCGAGCGGCGCGCGCAAGCCTTTTACGATGGCGTCGAGCGAGACGCCAGCTGGGCGCAGGCCTTCAAAGCGCTCATTGGCGATCGGTGCATTGCGGCGCTTGTCGATCAGCATGACGGATCCTCCTAGATCGCGTAGGCGAAGCGGGTGTCGGCGAGAGCGGGCGACCACAGAATCGCGCGCACGTCGGCGGGTGAGCGGGCGGTGCGCTCGAACTTGCGGCCGCGCACGTCTTGCGCCTTCACCAGCACCCCGCCGGTGACGGGCGTCACGCTGGTGATGTAGAGCCGCGAGGGCAGGGCCTCGCCGATGTGCAGCTCGAGTTCGCGGACGATGGCGTGGATCATTGGAGCCTCGCTGACTTCAACTCTTCAAGGGCGGCGGCGGTGCCCGCTGGCCGATAGACCGGCGTTCCCATCGCGCTGGTGTAGGCGACTTCAACGATCTTCTTGCGCAGCGCGACCCGGAACGCAGCGGCCGTCGCGGCGCGGCCGTAGAAGTGCGTGATGATCACCGGCGCGATGGTGTGGCAGCCTTCAGCGGCGGCGCGTTCGATCTCGGCGAGGGCGGCGGCGGTCTTTTCAGAGAGGGCCATCGATCAGTCCTCCCGCTTGCAGAAGACGAAATCGGCGCAGAACTTCACCCATTCGCCGCGCAGCATGACCGCCTTCTTCGAGGTCTTGCTGTCGGTCATGCCGTCGAACTCGCTGCCGGCGAAGAACGCGCACACCGAGTTCACCGCGCCATGATCGGGGCCGCCAACCCAGCGCACGTCGATCGAGGCGCCCATCGAATAGACCGACGTTCGCACCGAAAACTTCTGCTTGGGAAAGTGTTGCTTCAGCGCGGCGCGGATTTCCTTCGCCGTCTCGGCTGCGCTGAGGTAGCGCGGGGAAGCTTTGGCGTTCTCGTTTACGGCTTGGGCTTGCATCGGTGTCGCTCCTTCGATGCATCTGGTATAGGGGCCCCTAGACGACGTGTCAAACGGAAAAGATAGGGGCCCCTAAATTAGTGTGAATGTCGCGCGCGCGAGACGATCAGCGCTTGCGCTTCTTGCCGTACTTCAGCTTGCCGTCTTCGATCAGCTGGTAGATCACGCCGGCGCGGGTCTCTGCGCCCATTGGCGCCATCAGGGCGTCGATATCATCGATCGCTTCCGGCCTCAGGCGCACCTTGTTGTTGGCGCGCGCAGGGTCGGTCTGCTCCTGCTTTTGCCAGGCCCGCTTGATCGCGTCTTCACTCCTCGCCATGGAGTCGGGACTAGTGGGGCCCCTAGCTTCCGTCAACTGATGTTGTCCGCCCGGAACGGCGTTGCCCCCAGCCGGAGCCGGGGGCGCTGCTTCGTCGGCCATAGGCTCAGTCCTCGTGCGGCAGCATGATGGTGATGACCGGCTCGCCATTGTCGCCGGGGCCGCAATGGATCAGCGCCTCGACTTCGACGGGGCGGCGGCTAGCGCCTTCACGGGGTACGCGTGTGAAGGTGAAGCTGCGGCGGTCGGCTTGATTGTTCGTGGGCTTCCGGGCCGCCATAGCGCCCATGTAGAGAACGTCCCAGAGCCGGCCGTCTTCGTCTTGGGGCCATGTCTTGCGGAGCGTGTCTGCATCCGACCAGGCCACGAAATCTTCCCAGGCGGCGCTGGTGAGCGCGACTGGAAACTTCCAGATGCCATTGGCTTTCGCCGAGACATCGACCAGCACGCCGTCCTCGATCGCTTGGGCGCGGGTGTAGACGCTGACGATATCATCGGCGGTGAAGAGGGGTTCGTCGGTCATGGTCATTGCGATCTCCGTTTCGATGCATCCTGTATAGGGGCCCCTAGACGCAGTGTCAACGGGGGATCGGCATGGGGGAAGTCCCCCACTTGCGCCCCCGTGCGGGGAGGGGTGGCGCGGAACTGGGGAGGGGAAGTGACGTCGGCGCAGCCGACCCGCGATTTTTTTGCAGGGCGCGCCGGATCGTTACCCCTGCTGTGAAGGGTATCGATCCGGCGTCGATACGGTGCGCACACCGATGCGCTGCGCGCCGTGAACTCGGCTGCACGCCTTGCCCTGCAAGGATCGTTTCGCGATTTCCTCTGTGCGTGACTCACTTGGCGCATCAGCGCCCGCCAGTGTCGCCGCTCCGATTGGTTAGCGGAGACGTTTACTCCGTTTAAACGAACCTCGTGCACAAACGCCAATGTAGACGAACTGTGAGCAGGCCGACGGGGCCGCCGGTTCTTCCCCTCAGACAATTGCACATGCGGGGCTAGCTCAGCCTGGTAGAGCGTCAGCGTGTTTCCATCCGCGCTGAAGGTCGTCGGTTCAAATCCTACTCCCCGCTCCAAAGTTCGACAGTTGTGCGCCCGGCGTGTGAACGGCCTTCACGCCGGCCATGGAGCGGCAAGCCTGCCGTAGCCGTCGATCAAGACCGCATCGCAAACCCGCAACACCCCCGCCGGTCCAAGCGATGCGCGGCCCGTCACCCCAGATGACGGGCCACCTCTTCAGTTCGGCGAGGCGGCGGCCTCTATCCGTTGCAGCGAGAGCAGGGCGGCTTCCGGCCGCGCGCCTGGCTCTCCGCCCGGTGCAACCGAGATACGCTGCCGCGTCGCCGATCAAGTTTCACCGCCGCTGCGCCCGTAGATCGGCCTGCCGTCGCGCGCCAGACGCCAACCACGCGCGTCACCTCGCGCCTAGGCGTCGCAAGCGCGGCGGCGGTGAAAACCCTATCAGACGGCGGCGCGCTTTGCGCTGAACTTGCCTGCCCTGGCCATTGTGGAGCGCTCCCCGGCGCGCCGCCGTCTGGTGCTGGAGTTACTTATGATCAAGGACCGCGCGATCGATCACGTCGGCAATCAGCGCATCGAGCTACTCGACGGCACGCGCATCCATGTTCGTCTCGCTGAGTGCCGGGTGGTGGTGCTGATGCCGAAAGGCGAGCCGCCGCCGACGGTCTACGCGCCGCTTCGCCGCGTCGCTTGATCGTGCCCGACTTCGATATTCCGGGTTGGCTAGGTAGGCGGCGCGTCACGCTCGCGGACCTCACCTCACGCCGACTCCCGTCAGGTGGATTATCCCATGGGCGCAGCGCGCAAGGCGAAGGCGCAGGCCAGCGCGCTGAAGCGCCGACCGATGCCGCCCGAAGACCTCGATCCGAACGGGGAGTTTAGGCCCGCGCCCGACCTGCAGACCTGGGTGTTCGACACCTTCATCACGCCCGGCGCGCCGCTCTGGAACGGGGATCACGCGCACCTGGAGCGTGCGCAGATCGGCTTCCTCTGGACCACCGCCGACAATAGCCGGCACATGCGCCGCATCGTCGGCCAGTGTGAACGCGGCAAGCCGATGGCCATGGGCAAATGGGCAAAGGCTCGAGCCGAGTGGCAGTTGCGCCAGTGGTTTGGTTCTGAACCGGATTTCGTCATCACGCTCGACGCTTCCTATTGCGCCGACGCCAGCGACATCGACTTCTGCGCCCTGGTTGAGCATGAGCTTTATCACGCCGCAGTCGAGAGGGACGAATACGGCCATCCCGTCTTCACCCAGGAGGGGGAGTATAAGTTCGCCATCAAGGGCCATGATGTCGAAGAACACGTCGGGGTGGTGAAGCGATACGGGTCAACCTCGGAGGCGATGCGCGAAATGGTGTCGGCAATCCTTGCCGGTCCTGAGATCGCTCCAGTCCGCATCGCTCAAGCCTGTGGCACTTGTCATCTGAAAGCAGTGTGACGAGATGGCCAAGCCCGACCATAAACTTACCGACGAGATGCGCGCGTTCATCGTGACGCGCCTCGCCTGGCGTGACAGCCCGACCTCCATCGCCAACCAGGTCAAAGAAGAATTCGCCATCACCATCACCCGCCAGACGGTTGAGGGTTACGACCCGGTGAAGATGGCCCGGCGTGGCAAGTCGCTCGCTGAGAAGTGGATCACGCTCTACGAAAGCACGCGCGCCGCTATCGAGAATGGCGTTGCCGAGATCGGCATGAGCGACAGGCTGGTGCGCCTCGCGCGCATGGAGCGCATCTTCCACCTCTTCATGGAGCGGGGAAACCTGGTCGAGGCGCGCAACACCATCATCGAAGCCGAGAAGATGCAAAACGACTTCTACGCCAAACGCGGCGTGGGCTTGGGCGCCTTCTTCGGCGAAGGTGAAGGCGAGGGTGCTGGCGAAGATCATCACGGCGGCTTCGACGTGGAGTTCGTGCGCGCGAAGGATGGCGCCCCGGTGAACTGATATGCGCCTAAGGCCAGCGCGCAAGCGGCGCATCGATGAAGATGTAACGCCAGTTCAGGCCCCCGCGCCGTATCGCGGCCGCTATGCGCTAACCCAGCCCGACGGCCGCCGGCGACGTGGCGGCGATCCGCGCGATGCTGGCGAGGCGCGCCGGCGGGTGCGCATCCCGGAAGAGTTCGGCTTCCTGTTCGAGCCGCTCGGCAAGTACGCGCACCGCTACGCCTATGGCGGCCGCGGTTCGGCGAAGTCGCATTCCTTCGCGATGGCGCTGGTGCTGCTGGGACGCGGCCGGCGCTTGCGCATCCTGTGCCTGCGCGAAATTCAGGACTCGATCGAAGACAGCGTCAAAACGCTGCTCGAAGACAAGATCAAAGAGCTGGGGCTCTCCTGGTTCTACAAATCGACCAAGACGTCGATCATCGGCCTCAACGGCACGCGCTTCTCCTTCAAGGGGATGTGGTCGCGGCCTGACAGTTTGAAGGGCGCCGAGGGCGTCGATATCGTCTGGGTTGAAGAGGCGTCCAGCGTCTCGAAGGTCTCGATCCAGAAGCTGGTCCCGACGATCCGCAAGCCCGGTTCGGAAATCTGGTGGACCTGGAACCCGGAGAACGAAGACGATCCGGTCGATGTGATGTTCCGCTCGCCAGCGGGACCGCCGCCGCGATCGATCGGCAAGAACATCAATTGGGACGCCAATCCCTTCTTCCCGGACAAGCTCCGCGAGGAAATGGAGGATGCGCGCCGGCGCGACCCCGACCTCTACGCGCACGTCTGGCTCGGCGAATATAAGCGCAACTCCGAAGCGCGCGTCTTCCGTAACTGGCGTGAAGAAGAGTTCGAAACGCCGGACAATGTCGAGCGCTTCTACTTCGGCGGCGACTTCGGTTTCGCCATCGATCCTGCGGTGCTTATCCGCTGCTGGATCGATTGGAAGAAGCGCACGCTCTACATCGATCGCGAAGCGCACAAGGTTGGCGTCGAGATCGATTACCTGCCTGCGTTCTTCGCGGGCGATGACACGCACGTCCCGCCACGCTGGGAGAACGGCAAGTTCGGCGATGAAAGCCGCCCGCGCTTTCCCGGCATCCCAGGCGCGCTGCAGTGGCCGATCACGGCCGACAGCTCGAGGCCAGACACCATCGCTTATCTGGTGCGCCGCGGCTTTCGCGTTGTGCCCTCGAAGAAGGGGCCGGACAGCGTCGCCGAAGGCATCGAGTTCCTCAAGAACTTCGACATCGTGGTGCACTCCAAGCACTGCCCGGCGACCATCAACGAGCTGATCCGCTACAGCTGGAAGACGGACAAGAAAACCGGCGAGGTGCTGCCGGTTCTGCTCGACAAAGACAACCACGTCATCGACGCGCTCCGCTACGCCATCGAGGCGCTGCGCCACGCGATGAAGGGCCAGGGTCTCTTCGACCTCATGCGTGAGCAGGCGGACGCTAAGGCCAAAGCCGAGGCGGAAGCGGCGGGTAAGCCCACGGATCCGGCAGTCGCTGTCGGGTCAGCAGAATGGTTCGAAGCATTGCGGGCGGCCAACGCCGCATGAAGCGGGGAGGTCGCGCATGAGTGAGCGGGCTTCCAAAGGCGGCGGCGTCGCAACATCGCTGTCGGCGGCCGTCGGCTCGCTCGAGTATCAGCAGGCGGGCGGACCTGTCGCCAGTGGCGGCACGGGCTTTATGTCGCCCGGTGAGCCGGTCGCGCCGACCCACCCGCAAGCGCCGCGCGCGATCGATTTCCCGGTTGGGACCAACCTCAATTACACGCCGCGCGCGGGCGAGCCGTTCGGCTTTTCGGCGCTGAAAGCGTTCGGCAACACCGAGCTGGTGCGGCTCTGCATCGAAACGCGCAAGGATCAGATCGAACGTCTCGACTGGCGTATCAAGACGCGCGAGGGGCGCAAGAAGCGTGCGCGCCATGACGCCGATGTGCGGGCGGCCGAGAAGTTCTTCCGCAAGCCCGATGGCGTCACGCCGTTTGCGACCTGGCTGCGCGCGGCGCTCGAAGATTTGCTGGTCCTGGATGCGCCAGCGATCGAGAAGCGGCGCAACTATGGCGGTGGTCTGATCGGCCTCGACGTTTTGCCGGGCGACACTTTCAAGCTCTTGGTCGATCAGACCGGGCGCACGCCATTGCCGCCGGCGCCCGCCTATCAGCAGGTGATCAAGGGCAATGTGTGGGCGAATATGTCCACGCTGGATTTGATCTATGCACCGCGCAACAAGCGCGCCGGCAAGGTCTATGGCTTCTCGCCAGTCGAGCAGATCATCGTCACCGTCAACGTCGCGATCCAGCGGCAGATGGCACAGCTTGCCTACTTCACCGAGGGCAACCTGCCGCAAGGCATGGCGACGGTGCCGGAAGGCTGGGACGCCAAACAGATCGGCGAGTTTCAGACCTGGTTCAACGCACTTCTGTCGGGCAATGCAGCCGAGCGCGCCAAGCTCATCTGGGGTCCGCACGGGGCGAAGTTCGAACCGTTCAAAGCGGCGCCAATCAAAGACGAGTTCGATGAATGGCTGGCGCGCATCGTCTGCTTTGCCTTCTCGCTTTCACCGACGCCGTTCATCCGCCAGCTCAACCGCTCGACCGCTGAGACCTCCGATAACGCTGCGCTTGAAGAGGGGCGCGAGCCGCTGATGCTCTGGTGGAAGCGCATCGCTGATGAGGTGATCGCAGACGAGCTGGGCTTTGCCGATCTCGAATGGTCGTGGATCACGCCCGAAGAAATCGACCCGGTCAAGAAGTCGGAAGCCAACGAGCGCTACGTGAAGACGGGCATCCTCCGGGTCAACGAAGTGCGCGACGAACTGGGTCAAGAGCCCGTTCCGGGCGGCGACAAAAACTACGTTTACACCGCCAAAGGCCCGGTCGAGCTGGGCGCAAAGCCTGAGCCGAAAGAGGGCGATGGCGGCGAAGGCGAACCCACCGAACCTGCTGACGAAGAGGTCGATGCATGAGCGCTCATGTCGCCAACGCCGCGCCCAAGCAGGTCGTGCGCACCTTCATCGGCGAGATCGCCCGGCGCGACGCCAAGCGTCAAATGGTGTGGGGCTATCTCGCCACCACCAACCGCGCCACCGACGGCTTCGTTCTCTCGCAGCCGGCGATCGAGGAGGCGTTCGGCGTCTGGTGGAAGTGGGGCAACATTCGCGAGATGCACCAGCCGCAGGCGGTTGGCGTCGCGATGGAAGATCAGCGGATCGACGAAAAGGGCGCTTATGCCGGCGTTCATGTCGTCGATCCGGTCGCCTGGTTGAAGGTCGATAAGGGCGTCTACAAGGCGTTCTCGGTTCGCTTCATCATCCTCGAAGTTGATCCCTTCGACAAAACCCTGGTTACCAAATTCCGCGTCATCGAAGCGTCGCTGGTGGACATCCCGGCCGATGATGAATGCGTGTTCGACGAGATCGAGCGCGCTGGCGGCGCAATCGACGTGTGGCGTTTCGCCAGTTCAGAGGAGCCCGACATGAGCAAGCCCGCCACGCAGCCGACGGCCGCGACCGCCACGCAAGTATCTGCGCCCGCTGCGCCTGCCGAAGCGGTGGCCGCTGGCGGCGAAAAACCGGAAGGCGCGGGCGACGATGGCAAAGGCGATGACCCGCCTGTGGAAGCCGATCCGGCGGCGCCGGTGACCGAACCAGCCGCTGATCCGCCGGCTGACCCCGCGCCGGCCGCGGCGAGCGCGGAGGCCGATCCTCTCTCCGAAGCGGCGCGCGCGGCGCATGCAAGCGCCATGGCTGCTGTCGAGCGCCTGGAGCAGTCGCGCTTGCCGGAAGGCGAGAGCCTGGTGCGCGTCGCCGGCCTGCCGGAGCAGCACGTCTGCCGCTCGCTCTGGACCGTGCGCGAGCTGTCGCACGTGCTGCAACAACTCGCCTGGATCATCAACGACACCGCCTGGGAAGCCGCCATCGAAGGCGAAGACAGCGCCGTGCCGGAGAAGCTGCGCGCCGGTCTGAAACTGATCGGCGAGGGCTTCAAGCAGCTCTCGGCCCAAGAGGTCGAGCAGCTCTTGGCGAGCGCCGGCGTCTCGCGTGCGGCCGACGTGGCCATCGCGCATCTCTCCATCGCCGCTGAGGGCGAGGCGCTTACCGACGCCGACAAGGCCAGCATGCAGCGTGTCTTGGATCAATTCTCAAAGCGCGGCTTCGAACTGCTTCTGCCCGCGCCCGCCGCGCCGCCGGAAACGCCGGAAGACGTGAAGCGCGTTATGGCCGACAACGAACGCCTCACCGGCGAAGTGAAGACGCTGAGCGACGGCTTCGCCGAAGTGACGCGCCGCCTGGAAGCGGTGCTGGCCTCGCCAGCGCCCGCTAAGGGCGCAGCATCGGCGCACGTGCAGCCGGTCGAGAAGGGGCCTGATTCTGCAGGCGCGCCCTCAACGCCCGCGCATTCGGCTGAAGACGTGCAGCGCGCTTTCGATGCGCTGCCGCCGGCAGAGCGCGCCGTGATCCTCATGCGTGCAGCGCACCAGGCCCCGCGCGCCACCATCCCACGCCCCGCCGCTTAAAGCGGGCCAACCGATACCGGTGAAAGCCGGTGCTTCCAGCCGTCTCCACGGGGAGCGGCTTCTCTCCACGCGCCCCAAACTGAGGAGGCTCAATTGAGTAAGGAACTGCACGAAATGCTGCGTTCGGCGTTCACCGGCGGCGGTGACGTCGGCAAGCAGAACGAAGACATCGCCCGCTGGATGATGGCCAAGGTCGGCTACAACCCGACTGAGATCGAACGCGCCATTACCACCGGCACCGGCCTTGTCGCCTACGATCTGCAAGCGCCGGCCAAGCAGCTCTATCCGAGCTACACCCCGTTCCGTAACCGCATCACCCGCACGCCGGGCGGCATCGGCACGGCGACGAACTGGAAGCAAATCCGCAAGCTCACTGGCTCTGGCTTCAACGCCATGGGCTGGGTGCCGGAAGGCCAGCGCGCCGGTCAAATGAGCTTCACCGTCGATAACAAGGCGGCGAGCTACAAATCGATCGGCGAAGAAATCGGCGCGACCTTCGAGGCCATCAACGCCGCGCAAGGCTTTGAAGACCTGCAAGCGCGCAACGCCGTGCGCTTGTTGCAAAAGGTCTTCTACAAAGAGGAAATGGCGATCCTCGGCGGCAACGAAGACCTCGCTCTGGGCACGCCGACGACACCAACCACGTCCGCCTCGGGCGCTGGCGCGACGCTTCCGGCCGCGACCTACACGCCCATCGTCGTGGCGCTCTCGTTCGAGGGCTACCAGAACTATCTGGCCTCGGGCGCGATCACTGAAAGCCAGACCGTGAACGGCGCCGACGGGCGCACGTTCTCGATCAATGGCGGCTCGTCCAACAAGTCGGCGGCGGGCTCGCAAGCCGTGACCTTGGGCCAGACGCTCTTCATGCAGACGACGCCGATCCAGGGCGCGTTCGCCTATGCTTGGTTCGTCGGCACGGCGGGCGCCGAAAAGCTCGAGCGTGTCACCACGGTGGCGCACACCGCCTTCTCCGCGCCGCTCGTCGGCACGGGCCAGGCGGCCTCGACCATCACCGGCGACAAATCGACCAACACGCTCGCCTTCAATGGCTTGATGACGCACGCGCTGAAAGCTGGCTCGGGCGCCATCATCAAGACGCTCGCCAACGGTACGCCCGGCACCGGCACGAAGCTCACCGCTTCTGGCCAAGCCGGCGTCATCGAGATCGATGACATCTTGCAGCAGCTCTGGGATGACAATCAGGTCTCGGCCCGCGCCATCTGGTGCAACAGCCAAGAGCAGCGCGCCATTACTGCGGCGGTGCTGAGCGGGGGTTCGAACCCGGCGCTCAACATCAATCGCGGCGACAAGGCGCACAAGATCGTCGCGAATGGCGTTGCGGTCGCTTACTACAACCCGTTCAAGATCGCGGAAGCGGGCGATCAGGTCATCCCGATCAACATCCACCCGAACCTGCCGCCGGGCACGATCTACATCGAGCCGGATGAGCTGCCGATCCAGTATCAATCTCCCGACGTTCCGCACGTCGCCGAGATGCTGATGCGCCAGGATTATTACCAGATCGACTGGCCGGTCACGACGCGTGAGCGCATGCGCGGCATCTACGCCGAGGGCACGCTCGCGGTCTATGCACCGTTCACCATGGCGATGATCACGAACATCGCGAAGTAATCGCGCCAGCTCGCAGAACGCGAGCAAGAGGAGGCGCGCGCGGACCTTGTGTCACCCGCGCGCGCCTCCTTCTTCACCGCTTCTCCTTCCAGGGGAGGGGCGATGTAGAAGGAGGCGTCCATGTCCAAGCCGAAAGTCAAAGCCGAGGTGTTCACCGCCGACAAGGCGCGTGAATATCTCACTGCCGTTGCAGGTGTCGCCGCTGATGCGGTCGCGGGTCTCGACGATGCGACCGCGATCGAAGCGGCCGAAAAGCACAGCTCGGACGCGGGCGATGCCGTAAAGAGCGAGCCGACGCCGGCCGGTCTGGTGCGCATGAAGCACGACGATCCAAAGGCCAGCGCCAGCTTCAACGGCGAGGCGCTGACGCCCGGCAAGGACGGCGCGATTCTCGCCCCCGCAGCCGCCCTCGTGCATCTGCAAGGCTGCGGCTTCAAGGTCGCCTAAGCCATGGCCGACGCAGCCGTTGATCTCACCACGCTGGCCGCCGCCAAGGCTTACTTGGCGGGCGCAGGCGTGACGCTGCCCGCTTCCGCCACCGATGCGGTGCTGGAAGCGCTGATCACGGCTGTGTCGGCAGAGCTGCAATCACATCTCTGCCGGCGCATCCCGTCGCAGGATTATGAGGCGCGCCTCTCCGGCAAAGGCGAGCCGATCATCCACCTGCCGAACACGCCGCTCACCGCCATCGCCTCGCTGAAAATCAGCGGCGTTGATGTGCCGGAAGCGCAGACGGGCCGTGACCATGGCTACGTCTTGGCGCGCGAGTGCATTTATTTGCGCGGCTACTTCGCCGAGCGCGGCGTGCAGAACATCGAGATCGCCTACACGGGCGGGCATGCGATCATCCCGCTCGACCTGGTGCGCGCTGTGCATGAGGCGCTGCGCTCCATCTTCGCCGATTATGGCCGCGCCGAGCCGGGCGCTGTGCGTTTGAAAGCCGGCGATCACGAGATCGACTTCGGCGGCATCAGCGCGCTTGCGAGCGGGTGCGTGACGCCGGCCATCACTTCGATGCTGAAGCCGCATCGCCGCGTCGTTCCATGCTGAAGCTCTCCCGCCCGCGCGTGCGCGATCTCTGCGACATGGCCTATGCGCTGGGCGTGGGCCGCGGCGGCTGGGAGCGGGCATGGGCCACCCATGTCGAAGCCTTCGCGCGCGGTCCCGATGGCGCGCACCTGGAGTGGCTCTAATGCTGCGCAACGTTCACTTCCGCCGCCTCACGGGCGGCATTCTCTGTGCTGGCGTCAATGGCGCGCCGCGTCAGTCGGTGATCTCATCCAGCCAGCGTGAGCGCGTCAGCTGCGCTGAGTGCCTCTTTCGCCTTGACGGCGGCGGCGACAAAGCCGGTGTCTCCGCAGATCCATCAGAGGAACGCTCGCCTGCCGCAGCGATGTCGATGTGAGCTTCCTCTATCCGTTCACGATCTCGGTGCGTCGGCCCGCTGCAAGCGCAGCTGTTGGCGACCGCGGCTATGGCGGGGCCAAGGCGGCGACCGAAACCATCGTTCTCGAAGGGCCGATCCCGGCCGGCATCCAGCCAGCGGCGAAGGGCAGGAGCCCGACAGAGCTGCCCGGCGAGCCGAAACTCAACACCTGGATGGTGCTGGTCCCGCACACGGCCGGCATCGGCCAAGACGTCGTCAAGCGCGCCGACATCATCATCGACAATAACGGCCGCCGCTTGCAGGTCGAAGCGCCGATCTGGACCTCACGCGGGTTCCAGGCGCGCTGCCTATTGCTGGAGCCGTGACATGGCCGACATGAGCGATGTCGCGAGCGCGCTCAAAGCCATCATCGTCGGCGCCATCTATCCAAACGGCACCGCACAGCCTTCAGCGATGCTGCAGGGCGCGACGCCGTTGGCGAGCGCCGTCATGCGCGGCTGGCCGCAGAAGGAAGAACTGCACCAGGACCTGAAAGCCGGGCGCGTCGTCGTCTCGATCTGGAAGCGCCCGGGCGAACGCAACACAACCCGCTCCGGCCGCGAGTGGCAGGAGCTGACGGCCGCAACGCGCACCATCGAAGCGACCCTCGATGCAGAAGCCGGCTCGATCACGCTCACGGGTACGGTCTCGACGCCGCAGAACGTCGCCGCCATCGTCAACGGCAAAGTCTACGTGCACCCGGTGCAGCCGAGCGACACGCTGGCAATTATCGCCGCAGGGCTTGCGGCGCAGATCAGCGAAGACCTGCCGGCATCGAGCGCGGGCGCCGTTCTCACCATCGAAGGGGTGGCCAGCATCGAAGCGCGTGTCGGCGGGGCCGGCACGCTGATCCGCGAGCTGTCGCGCCAAGAGGGGCAGTGGCAGGTCATCGTCTGGGCTTCGACCCCTGATGCGCGCGATGCCGCCGGCGGCTTCATCGACGGCGTTCTGAAAGGCAAGGGCCAGCCCAACGGGCTCGACCGCATCATGCTCGCCGACGGCTATGCTGCGCACCTGCGCAACGTCGGCGGGATCGAGGATGACGACGCCCAGGCGCACGGGGTTTACCGGCGCGACATCATCGTCAGCATCGAGTACGCGACCACAGAAACGACAACGGCCGCCGCCGAAATCATCTTTGCCGGCGCCAGCGTCAGCGTGGGCGAAGAAGCGCCAACGCAGGTGGAGATCGAAGACGCCGACGCCGATGCGCTCTTCGCCGCCATGGACGTGGCCCCGAGCGATGTGCGCAAGGCCCGCATCAAGGTGCTGATCGCCGCGCTGAAAGCGGCCGGCGTCTGGTCGAAACTCGACCTGCTCTACATGCTCGCGGCGCACGATGCGCAAGCCGCGCGGCTCAACTGGATCAACCCGGCGACGTTCACCGCGACCGAGATCGATGGGCCGGTCTTCACAACCGACCGGGGCTACGCCACCGACGGCGCAGCATCCGTCTTGTCTTTCGGCTGGCGGCCGATCGATGGGGTGAAACTGCAGCGCAACAGCGCCTCAATCGGCGGCTGGTGCGTCGCGAACGGATCGTGGATCAACGCGCCGCTCTCGCTTTCCGGCAGTGCAGTGGGCTTTTCGATCAACCCGCGGCACGCCGAGCAGGGCATGCCCTCGGTTCGCGTGAACCAGGTGGCCCAGCGCTATGGCGCCCCGCCCATCGCCGATGCGCGCGGCTTTGTATCGGCCTCACGCACGGGCCAGCTCGAGCTGATGATCTATCGCAACGGCGTGCTGATCGGCGCGCCAAGCGAGGGTTCGGACGGCTTGAAAGAAGGCACGCTCTCGCTGGGTGTCTCCGACACGACCTTCGCAGCGGCGCAATTCGCTCTCGTGTTCGCGGGTGCTGCGCTGACGACACAGCAGCACGCCGACGCACACACCGCCTTCCGCGCCTTCCTCTACGCCTTGGGCGCGATCTGAAAAGGAGCAAACCATGGCCCGCCATCTCATCGTCACTCAGCCGTTCGGCGCATACGCCAAGGGCGACCGCATCGAAGAGACCGCCGCCGTCGAAGCCGCCGAGCGTGAGAACGCCGCCAATGTGGTGGCGGTCGCAATCCCGGATACGCCGAAGAAGAGCGGCAAAGACGACGCCAAGACCTAACCCGAACCAGCCTGAAATTCCGCGCCGCGCCAACGCGGTCGAAGTGAAGCCCAAAGGAGCTTGACCCCATGACCATCTACGCCGCCGGCGCGCTCAATCTCACCGCGCTCATCGTCCCCGATCTTCACGTCGTCATCCAGCCGCCGAACGTGACGCAGCTCAATGGCGTGCCCTCCAACGTGCTGGGCATCGTCGGTTCGGCCTCCTGGGGCCCGAAGAATTCGCCGGCGCCCATCTCGACGATGGAAGACGCCGCGGCGCTGTTCGGCCCGATCAATGCGCGCAAGTATGACATGCTGACGGCGATGGCCGCGGCTGTCCTGCAAGGCGCGAACAACATTCTGGGCGTGCGCGTCACTGACGGCACCGATGTGGCCGCATCGATCGCGGTCCAGACCAATTGCATCACCTTCACCTCGAAATACACCGGCTCGCGCGCCAACGGCGATCAAGTGCGCATCGAGCCGGGCGCACAGACGGGCACGTTCAAAGCGACCGTGCTGCGCTCGGGCCGGATGCCGGAAGTGTTCGACAATATCGGCCTTGGCGTATCGGGCGCGGCGCTTTGGGCCGCTATCGCCAACGCGATCAATCTGGGTCAAGTGGGCGCGCGGGGGCCGTCTGAGCTGATCGTGGCGACGGCCGGCGTCGGCGTTACTGCGCCGGCGACGGCGACCTACACGCTCGCGAACGGCGCCGATGGCGCAACCGGCGTCGATAAGGACGATCTGGTAGGGGCCGACACTGCCGGCGGCCGCACGGGCATGTATGCGCTGCGCAGCGCGGGCGCGTCGATCGCGCTTCTGGCCGATCTCGACGACAGCACGACCTGGGCGGCGCAGACGGCGTTCGGCGTCGCCGAAGGCATCTACATGATCGCTGTCGCGCCTGCGGGCGTAGCCATCGCCAACGGCACGACGGGCGTGGTGGACCTCAAGGCCACGGCTGGCATCGACAGCTATGCGATCAAGATTCTGCACGGCGACTGGTGCTACTTCCAGGACACCGTGAACGGCCAGACGCGCCTGATCAGCCCGCAAGGCTTTGTCGCCGGCGCTCTGGCGAACTCGAGCCCGGAAGTGTCGAGCCTCAACAAGCCGCTCTACGGCATCGTCGGCACACAGAAGACGTTCGCTAACCAGGTCTATAGCGCCGCCGAACTGCAGCAGCTTGGCGTCGCCGGCATCGATGTCATCACCAATCCCGTGCCCGGCGGGCGCTATTTCGCGGCGCGCTTTGGGCGCAACGCCGCTTCGCGCCACGACATCCACAACGACACTTACACGCGGATGACGAACTACATCGCCGCCACCCTCGACGCAGGGCTCGGGCGCTTTGTCGGCCGCAATCAATCGCAGCAGCCGGGCGACGATACCCGCCGCGAGGCCAAGGTGTCGCTCGATGCGCTGTTCGAGGGCATGCAGTTCGCCAACATGATCGACGACTTCCAGAACAGGATCGACGATCCGCAAAAGGCAGGCACGAACAATCCGGTGCATCGCGTGGCGCAGGGCATCATGCAGGCCGATTGCAAGGTGACCTATCTCTCGGTGGTCGAGCATTTCGTGGCCAACGTGCAGGGCGGGCAGGGCGTGCGCATCGACCGCCTGACGACGCAGCTCGCGGCCTAATACCCGAACGGGTATCGCCGCCAAGCCATACCCGCTCGGTCATATCTCGCAGTTTGATCGATCGATCATCATCTTCAGGAGAACGCAATGAGCGTCAACGGTTACACCGTCGGCCGCGATATCGTGGTGGACCTTATCGGCCCGAACGGCCCGCTGCGCTTCAAGGTCAAAACCGGCTTCGAGGCGAAGCCGGAATTCCAGTCCTCGAAGGTCAACCGCATGGACGGCGTCGTCGATGGGCTCGAGGTCCCGGCGGGCTGGAACCTCTCCTGGGATTATGAGCGTCAAGGTCCGGAGATCGATGATTATTTCGCCGAGCGGGAAGCCGCGTTCTATCGCGGCGAAAACCTCCAACCGCTGTCGGTGACGGAGACGATCACCGAACCCGACGGCAAGGTCTCGCAGTATCGCTATGTCAACGCGATGCTGAAGTACGACAGCGCGGGCGCCAAGGAAGGCCTCACCACGGTGAAGCAGAAGACGACCGCCTTCGCCTCGCGCCGCATCAAAGTCAGCTAAGGAGCGCCCAAGTGGCCAGAAAACCAACAGCCGCCGCGGCGGCTAAAGTCATCGTGCACGACACCGAGACGACGGAGGATGCGCCGCGAGCGGCTGAGGGCGTGGCGACCGCATCGGTGGCGTCCGCGCAGCCGGCGCAGAATTCGTCAGCCGATGTGCTGCGGCTCTTTCTCGAAGGCGACAAGGAGGTGCGCCTGCCGCCCGATTCGCGCGGCCGCGTCATCACGCTCGGCAAGCCTGGCGTGTTGGCGCAGTTTCGTCTGACGAAGATGCTTGGCCCGCTCGCGGCCAACCATACCTACATGCAGATGATCTTGCCGCTGCTCTACATCAAGAGCATCGACGACGGCGACGGGGAAGGGGCGCATCCTATCGGTTTTCCGCAAACCGACCGCGAAGTCGAAGCGCTGATCCAGCGTCTCGACGAAGAAGGCGTCGGCAATGTCTGTCTTGCCGTCACCAAGCACTTCAACGGCGTGGTGCCGGATCCATTGACGGGCCAGCCGCGCATCCTCACCGCCGATGAGGTCCTGGAGGCGCAGAAACTCGAAATAAAAAAATAGCCTGCCACAGCGCCATTCAGGAGGTGCTGTGGCTGGTGTTCAACAACATCCCGTTGGAGACCGCCATCCAGATGAATGAGGAGACGCGCGCGGCGTTCTCCATCGTCTTCTCCGGCTTTCACGGCAGTAAATTCAACTGGGACAGCTTCACGTTTGAGGAGCAAAAGTGATGCTGATGCACGGCGTTCGCCAACTCGATCTCGGACAAGCGGCGGGTCACTTCGCGGGCGCGGCGGTGCGCTTCTATGCGCGCGCACAAGCGGGCCTTCATGCCGCGTCGCGCGTGATTGAAGCCAACGCCAAGGCGAAAATGGGCGATTACCAGCCGTCCGTCGGCGGCTATGCCGGCTGGGTCGAGCTTGCCGATAGCACTAAGGCCCAACGTGTCGGTGCAGGGTACACCGAAAACGATCCGTTGGTGCGTTCCGGAGAGCTGCGTAAGTCGATCAATCACGAAGTCTGGGGCCTTGAGGCGGCCATCGGTTCGGAAGACCCGGTCATGGCGTATCAGGAATTGGGCACGCGTGACGGACACATTCCGCCGCGCCCGGTGCTTGGTCCCGCCGCTTTCGAGAGCCGCGATGCGGTGCAGCGGATTCTCGGCAATGTCGCCATGTCGGGCGTCCTGGACGTCGATCTCGGCCGGCGCGACGGTCGAGCAATCGGCCGGCCGGGCGATGATGTGGATATCCAATCCTGGTGACGGTTTGCCTTGACGGCCGCGCGGCGCTGGCTTTGGCTGGCGCCGGGTCGGAGTGAAGGGCATGGCGACAGCTCGAGATCGCGCGCGTGAGCGCGCAAGGGCGTTCCCGATGATCGCGACCATCGCAATCCTGGCGGCGCTGGCGCTCGCAGCCTTCCTATGGCTGGCGCTGCGGCCGTCAGCGGCGGCGGTCGCCGAAGGCGATGAGCTGGTGCTTGGCGTCGGCGCGCGGTTCTGCAGCTCAGAGGCGCTCTTTGAGCAATCGATCGATGCGGCGTTGGCCGCCCCGGATGCGCCGCTCATCACTGGCTGCTGGCGGGCAGGTGCGCCGCTGCGGGCGACCGTCTTAGGCGTCGGCGCGCGCCCGAGCCTCGTGCGCGTGCGGCTTGAAGGCGTTGGCGAAGGCTGGGTGCAGCGCGATGCGCTAAGGCGCCCCAAACAGGGCTGAGAGAAACACGAACGCCAGCACGCCGACGACACCGAACGCGGCGGCGGCAACGCCCATGCTGTAGAGGATCGCGATCACGGCGAAGATGCGGGCAGGGAGGTTGAGGCGCACGCGCGGAAGCCGGTCTTGCCTGTGCGGTTCTTGCCGCGTTTCCAGAACGACGCCGTTTTCGTCGATCACGTGCACGACACGCGGCTTTTCTGGCCGCGGTCCCTCTGGGCGCGACGCCTCGTGCGGCGGCCAGGCTTGACCATGGAGGTCTTCGAAGTCGCGGGCGTAGGATCGGGCGCGGCGGGCCATCGACGGCCACGCTAGGGCGCTCTGGCGGCCCGGCAACCAATTCCGTCAGCGCCCAGTCCGCGCCAGCGGCGCGGCTCGCACTCTTTGGCCCATGTTCGAGGCCTATCACGTCGCGGTCCGCCTTCGTCTGCTCGACCATGTGTCGGGCGGCTTGGTGCATTTGTCGCACCAGTTCGCGCGCACGCACGGCCACGCCGCGGCGCTGCAGCGACAGCTCAACCAAATCCGGTTGACCGCGATGTCGGGCTTTGCCGTGGGCGCCGTCGGCCTCTTTGGGCTGATGACCTTGCGCGGGCCGTACGAAGCGGCGCGCAATTTCAACACTGAAGTCGCGCGCTTCAATGCGCTCGGGCTCGGCGACCATGCCCGCGAGGAAGCGCTCCACTTCACCGCGGCGATGGATGAAATCGGCACCTCGCTGACGGAGAAGATGGCGCTCTTCCGCGACGCCGCGACCGTCTTCCGCGGCGACATGCACCATGCCGAGATGGTGACGCCGACGCTGGCGCGCATGCGCTTTGCGATGGAGACGCTCTACGGCGGCGAGCATGGCGGCCACGCTCAGAATGAGCGTCAGTTCATGGACCTCTTGCGCGTGATGGAATTGCGCGGCGGTCTCGTCTCGGAAGAGGCGGCCCGCGAGCAGATGAACTACGCCTTCCAGGCGATCACGACCTCTGGCAACCGGGTCAATCCGCAAGCGCTGTTGGCGTTCATGCAGACGGCCGGCACCACGGGCCGCTCGCTTTCGAACGAAGCGCTCTTCTTCGCCTTTGAGCCGATCATCCAGGAGATGGGCGGCCCGCGCGCGGGTACGGCTTGGCAGACGCTGGCGCGGCGTTTGTCGCTCGGTCAGTTCGTGGGCTCCGGCGGCAAGCTCGCGGGCGAAGAAATGCTGCGCCTGGGCTTGCTCGATCGCTCTGGCGTCGAGTTTGACCATCGCGGGGGCTTTCGCCGCTATCGGCCGGGCGCAAGCCCGCTGATGGGCCAAGACCTTCTCATCAGCGATCCCTATCGCTGGTACAACGAAGTGCTTGCGCCAGCTTATGCGCGCGCCGGCATCGACACCGAAGCCGAGTTCTTCCGCACCAACTCGCTGATCGGCGGCCGCACCGGTTCGCGTCTGCTCGACATCTTCCGCGTGCAGAACGGCGTGATCAATCGCGGCATCACGATGGCGCGCGGCGCGATGAACATCGACCAAGCCTATTACGCTGCAATGGATACCGAGCGCGGGCTTGAGATCGGCACCTCGAAGAAGTGGCACGACCTGATGGTCCGGTTGGGTCAAGCCGTGCTGCCGATGGCGGTCGCCGGCATGCAGGCTCTAGTGCCGATGCTCGAAAGCATGGAGCAGTGGGTTACGCGCAATCCGGGTAAGGTGCGCGTGCTGGTGACTGCATTTGTCGCGTTGTCGGGTTCGATGTTGTTCGGTGGCGTTGTGCTTTTGCTTTCGGCGGCGTTCCGGGGCCTGGGGTTGGCATTGAGTTTGCTGTTTGGCCGTGGCGCTCTGCTTGCGGGTATTCGGATGCTGTCGATGGGGCTCATCCCAGCGCTGACGGCCCTCGCAGGCGTGCTTGGCTGGCCGGCGCTGTTGATCGGTGGGCTTGTGATTGCGCTCGGATTGCTGGGCAAGTGGTTTTACGACAATGTCGAGCCGTTCCGAAACGCTGTCGATGGAATAATCGGGCATCTCTCTCGGATGCTCGACTGGCTTACGGAGAAGGCGCGGCCGCTGCTAGAGCGGCTCACTGGTAGCGATGGTCGTCCGGCCATCGTGGCGCCGCACAGTGTCACGGCCATGCTCGCGCGTTGGTGGGAAACCGGCAATCCCGCCCTCAATCCGTCGGGCCAGCCATCAGTTCGTGACGCCTGGGCCACCGCGCGCTTTCAAGCTCCAGAGGATTATGAAGCGACGCGCAGGTGGTGGGAGTTTCGCCGTCAGAGTGATGCAGCAAACGAGGCGCTCACGCGAGGCTTCAACGCAAACGGAAGTTGGTATGGCGATCGCGGCGCGGACGCCACGCCGCCTTGGGTCAATCGAGAGGGTCCGTCGCCTTACGTTCGGCTGCGGCCATCTAATGAGAACACGCCCAGCGGCGATGTCTATCTCGACGGCCGCATCGTCGGTTCGGTGGTCGCCGACCGCATGAACAGCGATATGCGCTCTGCAGCCGTCGCCGCCGCACGGCCGGATCAGAATCGCGCCGCGCCGCCCGCTGCGATGCCCTACGCCCCGCGCTAAGGAGGCTTCCCGATGAAGCCCGATTTCGTCGTCACGCTGGGCGAGTTCGCCTTCGAGCGCTTTGAAGTGCCGGCGGAAATGCCGTTCGGCGGCAATCAGATGCTGAACACGCATCTATTGCCGGGCGGCGGCAAGGTTATCGACGTGATGGGCGCGGTCGAGCGCGACAAATCCTGGTCGGGGCTCTTCCAAGGCGCGAACGCCTATGCCCGCGCGCTCCAGCTCGACACCATGCGCGTCGCAGGTTTGCCGCTGAAGCTTAAGTGGCACGAACAATCCTATACGGTCGTGATCGAAACGCTCGAACTGGACTTCCAGCGCTTCTACATGATCCCGTACCGGATCACCTGCTTGGTGGTGCAGAATAACGGTCGGCCCAAAAGCGCCGAACCGGTCGATGCCGACCGCGCCATTAAAGGCGATGTCGCCGACGCTTCCGACCGCGCCGGCCGGATCAATCTGGACAGCGTAACCGGGGCTATCCGTTCCATCGCCGACACCGTGCGCGATGTGCAGAACTTCGTCACTTCGACAACCGAGGAAATCCAGCGCGTGATCGCCCCGGTGCTTGAAGCGCGCGATACGGTTCAAAGCATCATCCGCAACATCGAGAATATTGGCGAGGATCCTGTTGGCGCGATCATGTCGGGGGCGCTTGGGCGCATCGCCGACACCGCTGACGGCTTTGCCAATCAACTCACCAGCATGGGCCAGCTTGGCGAGCTTTATGCGCTCGATAGCACGCTCTCGCGCATCACCACGAACCTGCGATCGATCGGCGCCAGCGGCGAGGTCATCGTCCAGGCGGGCGGCGACCTCTACCAGCTCGCGGCCGACCGCTATGGCGACGCCGCGGCTTGGGTCGATATCGCCCGCGCCAATGGCGAAACCGATCCGATGATCAGCGGCGTCAAAGAGCTGATACTGCCGCCTGCCGCGAGCGGCGCCGATGGTGTGCTGACGGCCGCGCCTGGTCCCGGCGGATGAACGTCCGCCATCCGCGCGGCGCGGTCCTGCTGGACGGCGTCTCAGCGCCCTATACCGAGTTCGAAGTCGAGAACAACGCCTTCGCCGAAGCGGACAAGGCGCGCATCCTGCTGCCGGTTTCGCAACTGCCGGCAGATCGGGGCCTGGATTGGCTCGCTGGCCAGCCGAGCTTCGATGTCGAGGTCCGGGCAGGGCTCACCGATGGGGGCAAGTTCACCGCTGCGCAGCTGCCGTCGATCTTCTTCGGCAAGATTGACCGCTTCGAGTACGACCTCAACGGCCAAGCCATCATCCTCAACGCGCGCGATCTCACCGCAAGCCTGATCGATAGCCGCACCAGCGAGCGCTACACCAATTCAACCGCATCGCGCGTTGTGACCGAGCTTGCCGCCAAGCATGGGCTGACGCCCGTCGTCACAGAGACGCGGACCCGGATCGGGTCCTATTATCAAATCGATCAGGTGCGCCAGCAAAGCCGGCGCAGCGAGTGGGACTTGCTGACCTGGCTCGCGCGCGAAGAAGATTTTGTCGTCTATGTGCGCGGCCGCGAGCTGGTGTTCGGCCCGCGCCCGAGCGCAGAGCAAGAGCCCTATCTGGTCGAATGGCGCGCGCCGAAGGCGATAGGCGGGCCGCCCAGCGCTGATCAGACGCGCGTCAAATTGGAAAAGGCCCTCAACCTCGCGCGTGACATTCGCGTGACCGTGCGCTCCTGGAACCATCGCCAAGGCGTGCGCCATGTAAAGCGGGCCGGGCCAGGGGGCGATTCTGATCCGCAGTATGAGTATTCAATCCCCGGCCTCACCGCCGATCAGGCGCAAGCGCGCGCTGAGCAGATTTACACCGAGCTGACGCAGCACGCGATGCGGCTCCGGTTCGATGGACCGGCGGGCGATGATCTTTCGCTTGCCGATGTCATCCAGGTGCGCGGCGCGGGTCCGTTCGATCAGGTGTTCTATCCTGAAGCGATCCGCCGGTGGCTCAATGCGCGCGAAGGCTATTGCTGGAGCGTCGAAGCCAAAAACCAGAGCCGGGGTAAGTCATGAGCGTCGCCGGCTTGCAAGATCACATGCGCCGCCAAGCGATGCTGGCGCGGGGCGCTTACACAGATCCATGCCTTGGCGTCATCACCTCGCTCGACAGCGCCAATTACTGCGCCAAGGTGCGCATCGAGCCCGACGGCGTCGAGACAGGCTGGCTTCCTATCGCTTCGGTGTGGGTCGGGGCAGGCTGGGGGCTCTTTGCGCCGATCCCGGTGGGCACACAGGTTGAGGTGATCTTCTCGGAGTCAAATCCGGAGATCGGCATCATCACCGGGGCGATCTTCGACGATGCGCACCGCCCGCTCGATTGTCCCGAAGGCGAGTTCTGGCTGGTGCATCAGAGCGGCACTTGCCTGCGGCTGGAGAATTCGGGCCGCTTCTATGGCAAGGCCGTCGCCGGCTTTGAGCTTGAAGGCGACGTCAACATCACCGGCAATCTCACGGTGACGAAGGACGTCACCGACAACACGCCCGGCAACGGTGTCACCGTGAAGGCGCTCCGCGACACCTACAACGCCCACAAGCATGGCGGTGTCGATACGGGCTCGGGCCAGACACAGACGACGGACCAGCCAGCGGAGTAGGCCATGAGCGACGTTGCCGACATCGGGCACTGGTACGGCAGCGACCTCATCGTGTCGAACACCGGCGATCTGATGCGCGTCGAGCGCGCCGTCCGCTCACGCCAGCGTGTGCTTCGCCGCCTGATGACGGCGGATGGCGATTATCTGGCGCACCCTGCTTATGGCGCAGGCCTGCCCAGCGAAGTCGGCAAGAACCTCGAAGCGCCCCGCGTGCGCGGCCTCATCGCCGGCGAAATGCTAAAGGAGCGATCTGTTCGCGAGACGCCGCCGCCGCGCATCCAGGTGACGCCGATCGCGAACGGCGTGCGCGCCAACATCGAGTACGAAACCGCGCCGGGCGTGCGGGCCGTTCTCGCTTTCGATGTGAGTGAGTAATGGCGCTGATCCCGAAGACCTACACACAGCTCGTGCGTGAGCAGGCGACGGCCGTGCAGGGCTCGGCCTCTGGCCTGGTAGATTTCAGCATCGGCTCTATCCTGCGGGCGCTGGCCGAAGCCGTCGCCCAAGTGGCGCTCTGGCTGCAGGGGCTCATCCTCAATCTTCTGGCCGCCACCCGCGCTTCGACCTCGCGCGGCGCCGATCTCGACAGCTGGATGGCCGATTATGGCCTGTCGCGCGAAGCGGCGATGCCGGCGCTCGGCGATGTGACGTTCTCGCGTTTCAGCGGCAGCGGCGAAGCTTCGATCCCGCTCAACGTCCGGGTCGAGACCGCCGACGGCTCGGAGAGCTATCTGGTGGCGCTCGATACGGGCAATTCCTCATGGGTCGCCGCGCGCCAAGCCTATGTGATGGGCGCCGGCGTCACCAGCGTGACGGTGCCGGTCGAAGCTGAAACGCCAGGCGCTTCAGGAAACGCCGCGGCGGGGGCGGTCACCATCATCGCTTCGGCGGTCCCGGGCGTTGACCAGGTGACGAATGCGGCGAGCTTCTTTTCCGGCGCCGATCCTGAAACCGATATCGCCTTCCGCGCCCGCTTCCAGCTCTTCATCGCCTCGCTCTCGCTCGCGGTCAAACCTGCGGTGGCCTACGCCATCGCCTCGCTCGAGCAGAACCTGACGCACGTCCTGGTCGAGAACGAAACCTATGACGGCGAAGCGCGCCGGGGCCATTTCTACGTCATCGTCAACGACGGCACGGGAAGCCCCACGTCGGAGACGTTGAGCCTCGTCATGGCGGCGATCGATCGCGTGCGTCCCGTCGGCATCACTTTCGGCGTGTTCGCGCCCAACATCGTCGATGTGAATGTGGGCCTCTCTATCCATCTTTCGGACACGACCGACGCCGCCGCCGTAATGGCGGCGGTTTCGCTGGCGGTTGAGCAATATATCGATGCGCTCAGCATGGGCGGGGCGGTGCGCCTCACCCGCATCGCACAAGTGGCTTACGGCGCTTCCGATCTCATCACCAACGTGACCGGCGTGACGCTGAATAGCCAGACCGCCGATGTGGTCGCGAGCGCCAAGCAGCTGCCGCGGGCAGGCCTCATCACGGTGACTGTCGTATGATCGGCGATGCATCCGATATCGTGGCGCGCCTGAAGCGGCTGTTGCCCCGCTGGTTTGGCCAAGATCACGGGCCGACGCCCGTCCTAGACGGCTTGCTGCAAGGGCCGGCTGTAGCGCTCGCCTGGGTGCATGAGCTTTACGCCTACGCCAGACTGCAAACCCGCATCGCCACCGCGACAGGCGGCTGGCTTGATCTCATCGCGCTCGACTTTTTCGGCGGCGATCTGAAGCGGGCGCAAGGCCAGAGTGACGCATCGTTTCGCATCGCCATCATCGCCCATCTTTTCAAGCCGATGGCCACGCGGGCGGCGCTCTCGATGCGGGTTACGCTGTTGACCGGCGCGCCGCCGCGCATTTTCGAGCCGCAACGGGCGGCCGACACCGGCGCTTACGATGTCGGCGGGTGCGGCTATGACGTGGCCGGCGGTTATGGCTGTCACGGCATGACGGCGCAGCTCTTCGTCGAAGTGCTGCGCCCGCGCCCGGCCGGCGTGCCCGATGTCTCCGGCTACAATCATCCTTACGGCGCGTTCGACACCGCATCGCCGCTAGAATGGAGCGCCGATCTCGATCCCGTCAGCGTCGTCGATGCGCAAATCTACGCCGCCATCGATCGCGTGCGGCCGGTTGGCGTCACGGTGTGGACCCGCATCGTCTCGCGCTTCGATGAATTCACCATCGTCGGCGGCGGTTCGCTCTTCTCCGACGGCTCCGGCTATTCCGACGGCGCACAACACTACCAGCCGACCGCGCTGGCCTAACGAGGTTACCGATGAGCGCTATTCGTGCATTGGCCAATCAGGCGTGGCGTGATTATTGGATCGACGGCGAAGCGTCGAGCGGCGTCCATGACGTCGATAAGTCACAAGTGCGCGCGCTCTTTGCGCTGCTGGAAACGCTGACGAACCTCACCGTGATCTCGGCCAGCGTCGATGCCCAGCCGAACGATCCTGAGGTTGGCGACGCCTACATCATGACCGGCGCGGCCGCGGGCGCAGCCTGGGGCAGCTACACCGCGGGCAACGTCGCGGTTTATCTCGCCAGCGGCTGGCTCCAGGTGACGCCCAAGCCCGGCATGATGGCGTTCATCCAAGACGTCCAAGTGCACCGCTATCGCGAGGGCGCAAGCTGGGTCGATGTCGTCGGCGGCTCCGGTGAAAGCGCCATCATCGTGCGGGCTGCGACGACGGCCAATATCACACTTTCTGGTGAGCAAACCATCGACGGCGTAGCCTTGAGCGAAGGCGAGCTGGTGCTGGTCAAAGACCAGTCGAGCGCCGCGGCTAACGGGGTCTATGCCGTTTCGGCAGGCGCGTGGGAGCGCACCGCTTCGTTCAATGCGTGGGCGGAAATCCCTGGCGCGATCATCACCGTGCAGCAAGGCGCTACGCACGCCGATAGCGCCTGGCAATCGAGCGCCGACGCTGGCGGCGAGCTTGATGTCACCGCAATCCCGTTCGTGCAGGTGTCGTCTGGCTCAATCAATTCGGTGCGCTGGGGCTATCTTGCCGCAGCGACGGCGTATGGCGGCCCGCTAATGGCGGCGGCGGACCTCGCCGACCTGGTGGCCAAGCTGGGCGGCGCCGGCGATGTGCGCACGGCGCTCAGCCTCTACAGCCAAGCGGAAGTGGATGCGCTCATTGCCGGCGTCGAAAGCGGCGGCGGCGAAGAGGCTGTGGCCGATCACGTTGGCGAGGCGGACCCGCACGGCCAGTACAAGCTGGAAAGCGAGATCAGCGCCAACGGCGCGACGCTGATCAACCACACCTTCGCGCAGATGCGGGCCGATCTCGACCTTGAAATCGGAACCGACGTCCAGGCCTACAGCGCCAATCTGACCGCCTTCGCCGGCGTCAGTCCGGGCGCCAACGTGCTGTCGCTGTTGGGCGCGGCGAACTACGCCGCCATGCGTGGCTTGCTCGACCTCGAAGTCGGCGTCGATTTTTATTCCATCGGGGCGGTCGATTCGGCGCTGGCTGGAAAGCAGGCGGCCTCAGCCAATCTGACGACCTGGGCGACGATCGCGCCAAGCGCGAACGTGCAGGCGCTGAACGGCGCTGCCAACTACGCCGCCATTCGCGCGCTGCTCGACCTGGAGCCGGGTACTGACTTTTATGCCGTCTCGGCAGCCGATGCGCTGCTGGCGGGCAAGCAGGCGGCGTCGGCGAACTTGACGACGTGGGCGGGCATAGCGCCGTCGGCGAATGTGCAGAGCTTCGCCGCGGCCGGCGACTATGCGGCCATGCGCACGCTGCTTGGCCTTGTCATCGGGGCCAACGTTCAGGCGTTCAGCGCGAACCTTTCGACGTTCGCCGGCATCGCGCCGCACGCCAACGCTCAGACGCTGCTTGGCCACACGTTCGCGCAGATGCGCGCGGACTTGGACCTCGAAGCCGGGACTGACTTTTATTCCATGACCGGCGCCGATGCGCAGTTCTTGGCGAAGTCAGGCGGCACGCTGACGGGCCCCGTCACGCTCCACGCTGACCCTTCGAGCGCGCTGCATGCGGCGACCAAGCAATACGTCGATAACCTTGCCGCCGGCTTCGATGTGAAGCCCAGCGTGAGGGCGGCAACGACCGCCAACATCTCGCTTTCGGGCGCGCAGACGATCGATGGCGTTTCGATCATCGCCGGCGATCGGGTGCTGGTGAAAAACCAATCTGCAGCCGCCGAAAACGGCATCTATGTCGCCGCTTCTGGATCCTGGGCGCGCGCGGCTGATATGGACGCCTGGTCCGAAACGCCGGGCGCGAATGTCTGGGTGGAAGAAGGCACGGCCAACGGCGACCGCGCTTTCGTGTGCACGGCCAATGCAGGCGGCACGCTGGGCACGACCGCGATCAGCTGGACGCAGTTCGGCGGCACCGGCGCCTATCAGGCCAAATCTTCGGTGCTTGACGCCTACGCGGCATTGTCGAGCCCGTCGGCGAACGTGCAGACGATTCTGCAGGCGGCCGATTATGCCGCTATCCGCACCGCGCTTGGGCTCGTGATCGGGACCAACGTCCAAGCCTACAGCGCCAACCTCGCGACCTTCGCGGCCATCGCCCCGGCGGCCAACGTGCAATCGTTGTTGAGTGCGGCGAACTATGCGGCCATGCGGGCGCTGCTCGACCTTGAGGCGGGCACGGACTTTTACTCCATCACCGCCGCCGATGCGCAGTTTCAGGCCAAGAGCTACGCCGTAGACAATCCAGGCACGACCGCGCTTTCATCGGCCGTTGCCGTTGCACGGACGGATGCGACCCGCTGGGCGCAGCGCATCGCCATCGCCGGCAAGGATTTCGGCCTGGTGGTCGATGGCTCGACCAGCCAATCGGCGAGGCTCCAAGAATTGATGGAGCGGCTCGACGAGCGTGGCGGCGGCATCCTGCAATTGCCGCCAACGGGGGCCAGCGCGATCGCGATCAATACCGGCCTCGACAACATCTACGACAACGTTCTGGTGCAGGGCGCCGGCAGAGGCGAAAACCACGACGTCGGCGTGCCCAAATGGGGCACAGCCCTTTTGTGCACGGCCGCGATCACGGCGCTGAAGCACCGTTCGCCAAGCGGCAACGCCACGACGCGCCGCAAGCAGGGCGGCGGGTTCGAGAATTTCTCGGTGCTGTCCGGCAATCTGATGACCCGTGCGCTGCAGGTCACCAGCCGGCTTTTCGGCACCTACAAAATTTACATCCAAAATTGCGAGGGCGCTGAGGCGGTCCTGTTCGATAGTCTCGTCAGTGGCACTGATCTCGGCGAGGCGGGCGACAATCAATCGTTCTATCTCGACGTCGTCATGCGTCTTCTGGACACGGCGGCGGCGCTGGCGTGTCGCGGCGTCGTCTTCGCCGGCGCATCGAACGCCAACACGTCGATCAACCGGCGCGGCATCCACATCAATGGCTCGCACGGCTCGGCCGACCTCGTCTACTTCCAGAACGCCGACAACCTCTTCGTCGATACCATCCGCTCGGCCTCTGTCAGCACCGGCAAGCCGTTCCGCGTCGCGGGCTCCAAGCTCGAGGTCGGCAAGTACACCGAAGGCCTGGTGATTGGCTTCTTGACCGCCACCAATGCGGGCTACGTCGAAGGTACGGGCGACACCGACGTCACCACGGCCGCCCGCATCCGCATCGATCAGCTCGACGACTCCAACGGCACGCCGCGCCCAACGGGCGGCACGGGCGCGCAGATCATGGTCATGGATTCGTGGGGCCGCGGCGTCGGCTGGTGTTTGGAGAAACTGGGCGTCGGCGAAACTATGGGCAACGCGGCGCTGGCGCGAGCCGCGGCTGAGGCCGTTAGCGGTTCGCTCTACGTTTACAACACATCCGAGCAGCACCAATACATCAGCGATGGCACCAACATCTGGTGCTTGCGGATCGCCAGCGGCAACCTGACGCCATCGCGCCTGGCCGGCAGCGGCAAGCTTTCGCTCCCGGCCGTGACCGAGCTTCTGGTTGGCGGCGCGCAGGTCTCGCTAGGCGCGAACGATAGCGCCGGGACCGGCTTCAAGGCTCTTCGCGTCCCGAACTAATTCCGCTCCGGAGACGCGCTCGCCTTCATAGACCGGAAGGTGTCGGGCTTCGATGAAGGTGAGCGTGCGCTCCAGATCGCCGAGCGAGAACGGAACGCGCCTTAAATCGAAGCGCCACCATTGCGAAGCGAGCAGACGTGCAATCGTTGCGTCATCGAACCGCATTTTCATCACGCGGGCAGGATTGCCCGCGACGACGGCGTAAGGCGGGACATCGCGTGTCACGACCGCGTGGGCGCCAACGACGCAGCCGGTGTGCAGCGTGACGCCGCCCTTGATGTAGGCGCGCTCGCCGACAAAGACATCGTTCTCGATGACGATGCGCTCTTGCGGCGGGATCGGCGCAGGCGCTGGCCCATGCCCGAAATAGCCGGCGTGATAGGTCATGCCGTGCGTAGTTATGCGGTCCAGCGGATGCTCGAAGGTGGCGAAGTGCACGCCCCAAGCGATCGAGCAATATCGTCCGACGCGCGCGACGCTTTCGTCGATTGAACCGTGCGCGGTTGAAAACGCGCCGATGCGCACATCGCCGCTGATCGCGGTCTCGCGCCGCCGTATCGCGATGGGAAGCTCTATCTCCGCGCGGTGGTCGATCAGCAGTTGATGTGTGTCCTCAGACAAGAACACGCCGCGGGCGGCAAGTAACGCGCGGTCCAGCATTTTTCCTCAGGAGCCTCCATTCATGGGCAAGCGAGCCGATCTCACTCTCGGGCAACTCACGCTCGCCAGCGTCTATCTCTCTCCAGCTGTGGTCAGCGATACGCGCGACCGCAGCTATTACGTGCTTGAGTATTTCGACACCAAAGGCGGGACGAAAATTCCGGTGGCCCCGGAGATGTCAACCATCGAGTTCAAGGGCGGCGCCTCTGAATCGATGGATCAAGCGCGCGGCCGCTGCAAAGCCGGCGTCGTCTTCGACCGCAATCTGCCGCCTCGTCAGCAGGCCTATGCCGACATCGAAGCCAAAGTCGCAGCGGGTGAAATGTTCTGGTTGTCGAACCTCCGGGACGATCAAGAAGACCTGGGCTGAACTTTAAGCCGCGCCAGCGGCCCAGCACCACCAAAACCGTCAGTGAACATCGGAGAGCTACGTGGATCGCATTATCGTACTGCCGGGGCAAATCCCGCTCGTCTCCGACATTCTCGATACCAACAAGGCCGCCATGGTCGGTGTCGGCAAGTTGTTGCAGGCGGTTTTCGGCTCCTCGACGCTGCTCCATGGTTTTGCCTGCACGCCGACCTCGCCGGCCTCGCTCGAAGTCAATGTCGCCGCGGGGCAAGTCTTCTCGCTCCAGAACATCGACGCGACCCCTTACGGCTCGCTGGCCGCCGACGTGCTGCACCAGATCGTCAAGCAAGGCCTCATCCTCGACGCCACCGAACTGGAGTGCCCGGCGCCGGGCACGGTCGGGCATTCGATCAATTACCTGGTGCAGATCGCGTTCACCGAGACCGACACCGATCCAACGGTGCGAACCTATTACAACGCCGCCAACCCTTCCGAGCCTTGGATGGGTCCGAACAACAATTCGGTGCCGGACGCGACGCGCCGCAAAGCGCAAGCTTTGGTGCAAGTCAAAGCAGGCGTTGCGGCCACGACCGGATCGCAGACGACGCCGGCGCCGGATGCGGGCTTCATCGGCGCGTGGGTGGTGACGGTCGATCAAGGCCAGACGCAGATCAATTCGGGCGACATCGCGCTCTATGCGGGCGCGCCCTTCATCACCGAAACGCTGCAAGACAAGATCGGCCAAAGCTCAGGCGACGCCCGCTACGTGCCCAAGGCCGGCGGCACGATGACCGGGCCGCTCACGCTGCCGGGCAATCCCGCCAACCCGCTCGAAGCTGCGCCCAAGCAATACGTCGATAGTCTCGCGGCCGGCATTCAGATCAAGGAACAGGTCGCCGTCGCGACCACGGCGAACGTTGCGCTGACCGGTGAACAGACGATCGATGGCGTCCTCACCAGCGCCTCGCGCATCCTGGTGAAGAACCAAACCGCGCCAGCTGAGAACGGCGTCTGGGTGACGGCCGCCGGCGCATGGGCGCGCGCGGGCGACATGGATGCGTGGGCAGAGTTTCCGGGCGCGATGGTGCTGGTTGCCGGCGGCGATACCCAAAGCGGCTCATCCTGGCTCTGCTCTTCGGCGCCGGGCGGCACGCTAAACACGACCGCAGTCACCTTCGAGGCCTTCGCCAATGCCGGCTCCTATCAGGTCGCCAGCGCCTTGCTCGGCGCCATCAGCGCGCTTTCGACCGCCGGCATCATCGTGCGCGCCGGGCCTGGCGCGGCTCTGGTGCGATCGATCGTCGCCGGCGCAGGCATCGCCGTCACCAACGGCAACGGTGTCGATGGCGATCCCAGCATCGCTGTCGATAAAGCGAGCGCCGCCCAATTCCGGGCGGGCACGGCCAGCAAGATGCTCGACCCAAAGGCTGTGTTCGATGCCGCCGCGAGCGTGGACCTCGCGTCCAGCGGCGCCATCGTCGTCGATATGGCGGCGGGCTTCAACTTCAAGGCGACGCTGAACGGCAGCGCCACGTTCAACGCGCCAGCCAACGTCCGCGACGGCCAATCGGGCAAGATCGAAATTCGACAAGACGCCATCGGCGGCAAGACCGCGACTTGGCATACCAATTGGGAGTTCGCCGGCGGCGTCGTGCCGACACTCTCGGTGGGCGCCAACGCCAAGGACGTGATCACCTTCATCGGTCTCTCTGACGGCAAAGTGCTGGCCGCGATGAACAAGGATGTTCGCCGATGATCCCTGGCCTTGCAGTGTTCGTGACCGCTGCGGCGTCCGGCGCCAGCGTTGCGCTGTTCGATCACACGGACGATGAAACGGCCATTGTCGGCAACGATGCGGGCACGTTCTATCAGCTCATGGGCACGGGCTACATCAACGTCTCGTCGGGCGGAGGTCTCGGCACTTCGATCCTCGGCCAATGGCTGCTCTCCGGATCCGTCAGCGATTACGAAGCGCGCATGACCGTCCTTTCGGGCGCCTTCACCGATGGGCCCGTCGGTTCGTGGGGCGATCCGGCGCATATGTGGCGCGTTGACCGCAGCGCGCTCGGCATCTCGCGCGCCCGCGGGCGGCTCGAGCTGCGCCGGGTGAGTGACGCCGCTGTCGTTGCAGCTGCTATCGTCGATCTCACGTCGCGTGTGATCAGCGGGGCGTAAAGCGCTCCTATCCGCGCCGCATCCCGGGAAGCGACCATCGCTTTCATGGATCAAGCTCAATCGCTGGGCGGCGTCTCGCCTAAACCTGCCGAACGCGCGGTCGAGCGCTGGTTTCACTTCATGGTGTGGCCCGGTTTCGGCTGGGCTGGCCTTGCCGCCGCGCTGACGATGCCCTGGCCCCTAGCCAGCATCGTCATCTATCTCACGCTTTACGCGGCTTTCGCTTATGCGATGCCGGGTTCGTTCGCCGGCTTTTGGCGAGAGCTGCGTAAACTTGCGCCGGAAAAGTCGGCTGAGATCGCGGCCAAGGCCCTCGACGTTTTTCTCTCGCTCCGGCGCCACGCACTGCCGGTCTGGGCCCGTGTTGTCGCCGCCATCGCCGAAGCGTGGCTGGAAACGCGCACCCGCGTGGAAACCGCCAACCGCAATGCCGCAACGCGTGCGACCATGGCGAAGGGTCAAGAGCCGCAGCGTATGGCGCGGATGGGCTTGGCGTCTGTCGAGCCTGAGATCGAGGAAGAGCCGCGCGCGCCGGTGCGGGTGGCGCGGCGCACCAGGGTCAATTGGGGCAAGTTCTTGGGCGCACTGCTGAACTGGAAGTTCTGGGCTTTCCTCGCGGTCGCGTTGGTGCTGCTCAGCTTGGCGAGCTGCTTTGACCGCCTCCCTTTTCTGGACCCGCCTTCCGGCCGCGAGGTGGCGGCCGAGGCCCGTCGTGATCAAGCCGAAGCGCGGGAACGCACCTCGGCTGCAGAATCGGATCAGCGCGGCGCAAGCGTCGTGCGCGTCGACGCGCGCGCCACTGAACTCGCAGACATCGAACAAGCAACGGAGAACGCGCGTGCAAGTCTTCAATCGGCGGCTGATCTCGACGCTCGCATCGGCGTGCATGCTAGCTTCGCTCAGCGCATGCGCGACCAGGCTGCCGCAAGTCGAGCCGCCGCCGTGTCAGACTATCGTTCCAGCCTCGGTCCTTGAAGGCGACGACCGCCCGCCCCAGCTCGATTATGCGTCGAGCTTCAGCGCCCGGCCAACCGACGATGCGGACGCCCCGGCGTGGCGCCGCTATGCCGAGAGCCTTGAAGGCACGTTGCTCGATCGCGACGCTGAATGGGAAGGCGCAATGACCCGCGCTGGCACCCGCTTCAATTCAGCGCTTGGTCATGTCGGCGACACCAATCGCTGCTCACGGGAGGCGCGCCGCTGATGCGCGCTTTCCTGACCTGGCTGGCCGAATTCTTCGCCCAATTGTTCGCGCGGCCGTCGGCCAAACCGGCGCCGCGTCATCGATCGCCGGCGCCCAAGCCGGCCGTCCCGGCCCCGACGCCACAGCCGCAGCCGGCCGACTTCCTCGCGAGCTTGCGGGCGCAAAACCGCGCCCCGCTCACCAACGCAGATTACGAAGCGGTCGCCGCGCGCCTCGGCTGTCGTTGGCAAGCGCTGGCGGCTGTCGCCCAAGTCGAGTCGGGCAGGTTGGGCGCTTTTGCCGACGACGGCCGTCCGATCATCCTTTTTGAGCGCCATCTCTTTTCGAAGAAGACCGGCCGCCGGTTCGACGCTTCGCACCCGCATATCTCGAATCGCCAGTCCGGCGGCTATCCCGGCTCACAGGCGGCGCGCTGGGCGCAGCTCGCTGAAGCCTTCGCGCTTGCGCCGGAACAGGCGCTGGAGAGCGCAAGCTATGGCCGCTTCCAAGTGTTGGGCCAGAACTATCCGAACCTCAACATGGGGAACGCTCGCGACTACGTTGCCAAGCTCGCGCGCTCGGAGCGTGATCAGTTGGAGGCGTTCGAAGGCTTCATCCGCGCCAACGATCTCGCCGACGAACTTCAGCGGCTGGATTGGGCAGGCTTTGCGCGCCGCTACAATGGCGTGAACTATGCGCAGAACCGCTACGATGAGAAAATGGCCGCCGCTTATGCACGGCTGACGGCCGCCGTCTAATCCGCGCCGCGACCGCGCGCGTGAGTGTCGCTGCTTGCATCCGGTCCAGGAGCATCAGCGATGAAGAAAACCACCAAGACCAAGCAGCGCGTCAGAAGCGCGAAAACGCCGGCCAAGAAGACGGCCGGCACTACCGCGGCGCAAAAGCTCGCCGCGGCCAAGAAGCTCCGCGCTGAGATCAAGCGCCTGGCGCAACAGGCGACGGCGCTCGAGCTGGCGGCTTCGCTGCAGAAGCTCGACGACAAGGCCAAGAAAATTCGCCGGCGTCCGAACGCCGCGCGCAAAACCGCGAGCCGGCCGGAACGGCGCTCCCCTGCGCAGAGGGCCTCGCGGACAGCCAAGCGCTAGGGCGGTTACCGCCTCGCGCGCGGGCGCGCGCACGTTTCGTCAATTCGCGTTTACGAAGTGTGAAGCGATGCCCGCCAGCATGGGGCTATCATGACCACCATTACCGCTCCCAAGTCCGGCGTCGATCATCCCTGGAAAGACGATTATCGGCCGATCCACATCGCCGCTGTCGCCTACATGGTGCTGATCGGCTGGTTCTCGTGTCTCGCCTGGATTGAGGCCGATGAGCCGTTCCGGGCGGCGATGTGCGCCGGCGCCCAAGTGCTGGCCGTCGCGTGCGCCATTCTCGCGCGCCGGGCCTTCACCGCCGACATGCTGATCTCTGGCTTGGTCGCTCTCGTGTTCGCGGGCGGCTGCGCTTTCTGGGCAGGTCTCGGCGTCAAGCACGCGTGGGAGGTCAACGGCAACGAGGTCAACATCGCCATGGTGATCTTCCTCGCCGCTCTGGAGCCGGGGCTTTTCCTGTTGGCCGAACACATCGAGGAAAAGCGCACCGAGCAGCGCAACGCCAAGGCGCTGGCGGACGCTGAAACCAAAGCCGAGCTGGACCGCATCCGGGCGAAGGCTGACGCCGAACAGCGCGCCCGCGACGCGCAAGACGAAGGCAAAGTGACCGACATCGCCGATCATCGTCATGGGCCGGGCCGCGTCCTGGAAAAGGTTGTCACTGGCGCCGCCGTCATCGTCACGGGACAGGGGGCCGTCGTCCCTGACGCCGTCGCGCGTCCCGGCTATGAGGAACCGGCGCTACGTCCCGCCGCGACGACGCAGGACCTCACTTTGGCCGTTGTGTATCGTTTCGGCGACGCCATGGCCGCGCGGGGTGAAATCGTGACGTATCGCCCGTTGGCGCAATCCATTAGCGAGGCGACGGGCATCGAGCAGCCGAAGGTCAAGGCCAAGATCGAGCGCCTGATGGCCGCCGCGGGCGTCAAGCTCGCTGACCGCTATCCCAAGCCGGCAAAGCCACTGGCCGCCTGAAACGCGCCCTCCATGGCAGCATCCTTGGCCCCGCCGTCCGAAAGGGTGGCGGGGCTGCTTTTCGTCCGCGCGCGGCTTGACCTTGGAACGTAACAAGAACAGATGAGCTGCGCATGGCCCGTTGGACGCCCCCGGTTCCAGGACGCTTTGGCGCCGTCCCGACAGAATATGGGCTCTTGTTCAGCTGCACTTTGTGCGGGCGGCATGTGGCGGTGTCGCGGGACAATGCTTTGGCCGCCTGGGGTGTGCAGGGCCGGGTAGCCGAGACGTTGGCCCGGCTCCGGTGTCGCTATTGCCGGCGTCGCGGCGTGCTGAAAGTGGAGCTGGCCCCGCTCAAAGCGCGTCTCGGGACGCGGCCGCCCTTGGAGAAATTGCTGGCGCAGATCAGGGCGCTAAAGCCGGGCGGGACGGTGAAATAGGCGGGGCCGTGAAACCGGAATGTTTCACGTGGCGACTCACCTCAGGCCACCAGCCGAACCGTCGCACTGTAGCGCCCGGTGTAGGCTCCCGCACCCAACCCTACAGTGCTTGGGATTGCACTCGAGATCAGCGGAAGGCCCCCGGCGGAAACGCCGGGGGTTTTTTCGTTTGCCAGCGCCAGCAGTGTCGCGAGCTGGCCGTAGATGACGAGGGACCAGCCGTCGGGCGCACCGGCGTCTGGAGCGGCTTCTATGCGCTCCAGGAGCCCTCTGACGGCCTGCCTGATCTCCGGGGCGGCGTCGGCGCTTAGGGCCGTCTCCAGCGTCGCCACGACGGCCTTGTAGGCATCGGCGGCGTTGGGGTGCAGCTCGACGATCGATGCCGGGGGAATGGCCGCCAGCTCGGCTTCAAACGCGGTGACCTGCGCTTCGGCTTCGGCGAGCTTGGTCCGGAGCGTCGGCGAGGGGGTGTCGATCAGCTGGTCGGCGATTCGGCTGGCGCGGCGGCGGGCTTCTTCGATGCCGCGTGTCGCTTCGTGGCGGCGGGCGTTCTCTTCTCCGCGCATCGCTTTGCGCTGTTCCTGGTAGCCGCGCACGCCGGCGGCGATGGCGTCGGGGCTGAGCAGATTGCGCTTCAGCCCCTCGATCACGCGCCGTTCGGCGACGGCCGCGGGCAGGCGCTGGCGCACGTCGCATGAGCCGGTTCCGGCGATGGCGTTGGAGCAGGCCATGCGGTCACGGTTGATGATGGTGAAGGCGCCGCCGCACGCGGCGCAGCGCAGGATCCCGGAGAGCAGGCGTTGAGGCCGCTTGCGCCGGTTCTGGAGCGGGGTCGAGCCCAGGCCCCGGCGCATCGCCATCGCCGCTTCGAACGTGTCGTCATCGAGAATGCGCAGTTCGGGCTTTTCGACGATGAGCCATTCGGCGGGCGGGTTCAAAAAGCTCGAGCGGCGGCCGGTTTCGGGGTTCTTCTGGTAGCGGCGCCGGTTGAAGACGATGCGCCCGCGATAGAGTTCGTTGCAGAGGATGCCATCGCCGATGCGCGCATCGCCTGCGATGGTGTTGACCTTCCAGGCGCGCCCGCGCGGTCCAGCGACGCCTTCAGCGTTGAGCGAGCGCGCGATGGCGTAGGGGGAACGGCCGGCGAGATAACTGGCGTAGATGCGCCGCACGATGCCGGCTTCCGCTTCATCGATCGTGCGTTCGCCTGGACGGCCGTCGATGGCGCGATATCCGAACGAGAGGCCGCCGGCGATGCGGCCTTCGCGGGCGACGCCCATCATGCCGCGGCGTGTCTTCTGGGCGAGATTTTTCAGGAACGCTTCGGCCATGATGCCTTGCAGACCTGCGACCATGCCCGACACCTCGCCATCGGAGATGGTGTAGAGCTTCACGTTGTTGGCGTCGCAGGCGCGGCGAATGAGATGGAGGTCCGCTTGATCGCGCGAGAGGCGGTCGATCGCTTCAGCTATGATGATGGAGATGCGCCGCGCGCGCACGAGGTCGAGCAGGGCCAAGAGCTGTGGCCGCGTCGCCATCGATGCGCCGGAGATCGCAGCATCGGCGAAGTTCATCGTCGGCGCTGGCAGTCCGCGCTGCGCCGCAAACGTCATGCACGCCGCGATCTGATCATCGATCGAGCGCTCGGACTGAAGGTCCGATGAATAGCGGGCGTAGATGGCGGCGATCATGGTCGCACGTTGAACCAAGCTTTGAGCGCACGCGCGGACGTGGTGGCTAGAGTGACGCAGCTCGATGTGCCGAGGGCCTTATCCTCTGCGGTGATGACAAGGACCTCGTTGTGCGCGCTGATCTTGAACTGTTGCGAACCGTCGAGACTTTCCCAATGAAACACTTCTTCCGTTGCAGTGACCCGTCCGTTCATTTGCCCGACTCCCGCGCCGCTTGTTGGCCGAGCAAGCGCGCAAGCCGTAGCAGGCTGTCAAGCGCGGGCTCGGCCTGTGAGCAACGACGCAGCGTGCTAGGCTCTGAGCGCACTGGCGTTTTCGCCGGCGAGGGGGCGGCGCGATCTGTCACGTGCGGACGATGATCCCGCCTTGCGCGAGGGCTTCTTCGACGCTGTCCGGAACGGGCGGGGCGATGGTGTGTTCGCCGTTGCGCCAGGCGCGATAGCGGCGCACCAGCTCGGCGACGTCGCCGCTCGGATTGGTGAGCCCGAGCGATGCGTAGATTTTTAGCGCCAGATCGATGTGCGTGTCTTCCGGAAGCTTCGCGCCCTTGGCTTGATTGCACTTCTCGCAGGCGAGGAGTTTGAGGCTTGCGCTGATGGTGGCGCCGCGCGTCAGCAGCTTCTTTGCCTTCACGCGCGGGATCACATGCTCCCAGGTCCAGCCGCGGTGATCTGAGCCCTTGCCGAGCTGCAACTCATGCAGTGCGCCGTCGAGGGCGCGGCACGCTTCGGTGATGCGCAGATAGCAGCGGCCATCTTGCGCGCTCCACAGACGCCCGGCGAAGGAGCGGGGGCGCGTCACGCGGCTGCTTTCTGCGCGGTGAATTTGAGAAGGTCTGGCACAAGCTTCTCGCGCAGCGGTGTCGCCGCGTCTGGGCGGCCCTGCCATTGGCGAGGCACGCCATCGAAGTAGGTGGCGCGACTTTCGCCGATGCGCTCTACGCGCAGCCAATGCGCGCCATCGCGCACCTCGATGATCGGGCGCACGCCGAAAAGCTGAAGGTCGGTGTGCCGGTTTGCACATTCCGAACGTGTCCATTTCCCGTAGCGGCTAAGCCGCTTCCACGCGCTCGCGTACATCCATTCGCACACGCCTTCATGCGTGCGCGTGATCGCGACCATACGAGGCTCGGGGCAATCGCAATCATCGATGATCACGAGGCGATAAATCATGTCGGGATGCGCCCTTCAAAGCAGGCGGCAAGGATCGCATCGGTGGCGACGTCGATGTCGCGAGGCTCGGGCAGGCCGTCGTCGGCGACGATCTCCAGCACGCGCGCAATCTCATCGCGATCGATCACGGGCGGCTCCAGCACGAGGTCGAGCCTGTCGCCGATCCTGCAGCCTTCCTTCGAGTGCGGGCCGTCGGGGTGAGTAGGGATGCCCGCTTCGTCGAGGCGACGGTGCACGAAGTCTTTGAAGGCCTGACGCTCCGCAACGCGGCGCTGAAGTTCTTCAATCGCGCGCACCAGGCGGGGCCGGTACGTGCGATAGACCTGGATCAAGTACATCAGCATCACGCTGCTGACGCTCACCGCGCCGCCGAGGTCTTCGCGGCAGCGGTCGTGCAATCGATCGAGCGCGGATCGTTCGATGGTGACATGGATCGACTTCGAGCCGTCGGGGTGCGTGACGATTTCTTCGCGAGCGCCGCGCAGAATGTCGGCGATCTCTTCGTCGGTCACCCGCGGGCAGCCGCCCGGCTCACCTCGCCCGATCGTGTGCTTGCTGTTGGACTGGCCGCACTTCGAGCACCTCTTGTAGAGATCGTCGGTTCGCTGGCTCATGTCGGTCGGCTCCATTCAATCAGCGGCGTGTCATAGGCCAGCATCAGCGTGTGGCGCGGCTGACCGTCTTGGCATGTGCCAAAGCAGAGAAGGGGCTTGCCGACGCGATCAGCTATGGCGGCGACGGCGCGCCAGCGCGGGCGCAGCTGCACCGGCAGCTTGGCGAGCGGACCCCATGCCGCAACCACAACGTCAGCATCGCGCATGATCTGTTCGAGGTGCGCGTCGTTCTCCGGCCCGATGGGATCGGCGGCGTAGCGCAGGATGTGAACATCGGTGGCGCGGAAGGCGAACTTGTTGCCCTTGATGATGCGGCGCCAGCCGAGACGGGCGGCAAAGCCCATGTCTTTGCGGATGGTGGCGTCGTCGATCTTCGCGTCAGCGGTTGATGGATTGACGCCAAGGATGGCCGCGACGATGCCGGCGGTCGCCGTCGCCCGCTCCAGGCGATAGCGGAATAGCTCGCACGGCGAGAGAATCGCAGAGCGGTCGAGTATGAGATCGCTCACGGCTGCACTTCCCTGCGCAACGGTTCAATCTGCTGCCGCCACAGCTCGCAGGTCTCGATGAGATCGCCGTCGATGTAGAGGTCGCAAACGAGATCGGCTTCGACGTCGGCGTAGCGAAGCGCCGCGATGGAGAAGGCCTCGCGCGCCGTTTCAGCCGTCGGGAACGGAAGGTTCGCCACGGTGACGAACTCGTTTTCGTCTTCATCGTGAAGCGCGATGTGCAGGCCAGTCGGGCAGGGGCGATAGCGCGTGGCCTTCGCGTTTTTGCGCGTGGCCCAGCCATCATCGATGCGGCGGTCAACGGTGCGCATTTAGGCGCGCTCCTTCGTCGAGAGCGTGGGTGGCGTGAAGCCTTCGTCGTCGTTGCGACGGAACGGGTGAACCTGAAACTCGATCGGCCCGAAGATCGGGTCTTGCACTGTCACTTTCGCTCGATCGCCCGCAGGCGTCTTTCGATATGGCAAGCGCATTTCCTCGCGGCCCGCCCTACAGACGATGTGATCGTCATCGACCGCCGTTACAAAGACCCAATGAAATTTGTAGGGCGCGTTCAGGCTGGCGCCGTTCAGCATCCCCATATCGCCTTCAGCGAACGTCTTCACGTACTTGCCGACGATCATTCGGCGGCTCCTGCCTTCTGGAGGTCCGCTTCAATCTGTGCAGCGCGTGCCTTGCTGATTGCGATTTCGGAGCATCCGCTACGCACGACCTTCCGCGCCGCGCGCACCATGTTGATGTAGCCCATCGTGTTTTGCGCCGACGGGAGAAGGTGAAATTCGTTGAAGCAAATCTCGACCTCGCCTTCGTGTTGAGCGGCAGGGTGGCGGTGTGGTGCAGGCGATCCGCAGCGCGGGCATTTGTCGGGCATCAAACGCGCTCCGTCGGCACGTACGCCTTGCGCGCGTGCATCGGCGCTGAGGGATCGACCTTGCCCGCGAGGATATCCATCGCGCGCTTCTTGATCCGCTCCAGGCCGCTCATGCTCCAGCGGTTGAGGATCGCGGTGTTGATCGCACGCCAGTCGGGTTTATCAGCGCCTTGCGCCTCGCTTTTGATCGCGAGCGCGTAGGCCATCGCCACGTCGCGCTGCGTGATCGCCGGATGCTTGATTTCATCGCAGATGGTGGCGGTGCAGGCGATCATGTTGATTTGGTAGACGTCAGCCATCGGCGCGCTCCTTCGTCGAACAGCCATCGTCCCGGGCGATAAAATCATCCGCCTCCATGCAAAACAGTGTGGTCGGCCCGGCGTTGCGCACCATGCGGAGCAGGATCAACGCTTCGCGCAATGCTGCCGAACTCGAGCCTTCAGCGCCCGCCTGATACGCTTCGATCATTCGCCGGAGCGTATGACCGCTTTCAGGGTAGCCGACGTTGAACAATCGTCGTGCACCATCCCAGACCGCGCCGTCGTGGATTTGCAGCCGATGCGCGGCGCAAATGTCGGCGTGTTCGTTCGCCAATGCTTGGGCGCTGCTCACCTAGCCCTCCGCCTTCTGGAAGCGCAGCGGCTCCGCGGCACAACGCCAACGCGACACGCCGTCTCGATGCTGCCAACGCGCTTCGAGAAGCGCGCCGCGCCACGTGTTGCGGATGCGTCTGTCGCCGGTGTCGCGCCAGCCATCGAGGCGATATGAGTCCATCTCTGTTGGCATCGTCAGAGGGCTCCCTCTGTTTTTGGGGCGTCTGCATCGACCAGCCGCACGCGCGCCGTTCTGCAAGCCACGATCTGAGTGAACCGCGCGCCAGACATTTTCCGCGCAACTGTCGCGGAATATCCGCAAGCGAAAGTCACGCGCCCGACGAATTGCCCGCGCTTGAGCGTGAGCGAGTTCGGCGGGACGATGCTCTGGTTGTGACAGATCGGGCAGGCGAGGGCGTCGCCTTCGAGAGGGCGGGCGGCGTTCATGCGGCTATCGCAGCTTTAAGCCACGCCTTCTGCTTGCCGATTGCGAGATTGGCGAGCGGGGTTTCGACGGTGCAGCCGCAGCGACGGAGCGGCTGTTCGATCAGCTCGCGATAGAGGACGTCGGCGAGGATGGTGACGTGCGTCTGCTTGTCCGCCAATTCTCGCGAGGCGAGGGCGTCCAGCACGTTCGCGGTCCAGAGGTTCTTTTCGCGCACGGTGAGGTCGCGCATCGTGACATCGTAGGGCTCGACCACGCGCTTAGGATCGACCAGGCCATGCTTGGCCGAGAGGATGAACCAGCGCGCGCCGATCTGTTCAGCGTAAGCCTTCGACTTGGCGAAGAGATCGGACGCGGCGTAGAGCTGCTCAGCGGGCGCCGCGCGGAAGCCTTTGGTGGCAGAGCAAGAGATGAGGGCGATGCGCTTCATGCTGCATCCTCGGTGGGGTTCGTCTTCTTGATCAGCGCCGCGATCTCGGGCGGCACAGGCGGGAGCAGTCGCCATGCGAGCGGGTTGTCCGCCCACTCGACATCTTCACCAAGCCATTCGCCGCTCGGCTCGCCATCCAGCTCCGGCACTTGCCAGTGATCGACGCCTTGCAAAAATCCGACGCACACCCGCACGTACGCGACATGCTCGGTGCGGTCATCGTCGCCGACGTTGGCGTTGAGATTGCACCACACCTTCGGCATCAGAACTTCGAGTTCTTCATCGCGCGGCGCTGCCGAAAGGTCGGTGTTCCACCGCGGCTCTAGCCCGCGCTCGGCGTAGGCCAGGATAGCCAGCTCGCGCTCATACTTCGCGGCGAACGCTTGCGCGCCCATGCGTATTTCGGCGTTGTCTGAAGCGATCATCTCGAGGTGGCGCGCGAGGCTCCGTTCGAGCCGCGGTCGATCCTTTGCGATCCAGTCGCGGAGTTGTTCGGGAGTCATGCTGCTTTCCTTTGCTCGGCATAGTCCAGCGCCGCGCAACGCACCGCCGACGCCAGCGAGCCTTGCGAGGCTCGCGCTTTGTCGATTTCGGCCATCAGCTTCGGAATGGAGAGGCTTCGCGCCTCTGCCATCGCTTCGATCACGTTCCAGAAGCGCGGCTCGATCGCGACGCTGGTGCGATGGCCGTTGATGCGCATGGAGCGCTTCTCCAGGCAGCCGGCGGTCATGATGGCTCCAACTCCTCTGAAGCGGGCGATGGCTTCGTCTTCTTGGGCTTTTTGGGCTTTTTGGGCTTCTCGGCGTGCGGAAATTCCACGCCGAGCGTTGCGGCGAGTTGCTCGCACATGGAATGCCAGGAGCCGTCTCGATCAGCTTTCAGCGCGGCTTGCACGGCTTCGTATTGAGCCACGGTCAGTTCGCCATGGAGGCCGGCATAATTGGCGGCCGCGTAGATCATGCCCGCTTGCGCGGGCCGCAATCTCACCAGTTGGCGGAGCTGCTCTTGACATAGCTCGCTCAGGCGATCGACCTCGTCTTCCGATTCTTCGAGGGTTGCGGCGTTGAGTGTGAGCGCGTTGCGCGCTTCCTCGACATGCTCACGCGTCGGTTGCCAGTTCGGATCGGCAAGAAGCGAAGTCAGCCGGTCAGCGGTTGGGCTGCTCATGCTGCGATCCTTTCAGTAAGCGCGAGGTCCGGACAGTTCGCGCGCACCAGCGCGTCGGCCATGTTGGGCGAGACGGAGTTTCCGGCGCAGGAGCCTTGCTTCGTGGCGGTGATGGGCGAGCCGTCGGGCTTGCGGTCGATGGTGTAGTCGTCATCGAAGCCTTGCGCGCGGAAGCGCTCGCGCGGCGTCAACATCCGCATGCCGATATCGACGATCTGGTATGGCTCGCCGTGCACCATAACGAGGCCAAAGCGCGCCTTCGTCGTCTCGGTATCGACCGGCTCGCTCAGCTCTTGGCCGACGGCCGTGGAGTAATACTTGATCAGGAAGGCGCGGACCTCGGCCAAGTGATTGCCGGCTGACGTGATGGTCGGCGCCGGGGCTTCAATGTCGGCGCCGCCGCGATCTTCGCCGCGCAGGTTGACCAGATGCGCCGCGACCACGCCTTGCTGACTGCCTTTGCTGGTGATGGTCGAAACCGGGCGGTCGGCTGGATGGCCTTCCTCGCCAAGATTGTGTTGCGCCAGGTAAGTCGCGACCACGGCGAGGGGAGACGCGCCCCCATGGCGCCCGTTGGGTGAGCTGTGCGACGTGACGGTCGCGAGCGGCTCATCCATCTCATGGCCGGTGGCGCCGAGGTTCATCTTCATGATGTGCGCGACCGCGACGGCATGATCTGGCGATTGCGTCACCGAGCCGATGGGCTCTTCAACCGTGTGTTCGCCCTTGCCGCGCTTGCGGCCTTTGCTGTCACGCTCACCGTGCGCGGTGCGGACCAGGATCGGCGCGACTAATGACGCTTCGTTGCCGGTGCCCACGACCGTGGGGTACGGCTCTTCGACTGAGCGGTGACGCGGCTCTTGGCCGTCGCGCTCGCCGTAGCGGGGCACGAGGTAGGGCGACAAGCCCATGTCATCGCGG